TTGTACCAGTACAGGGTACTGATCGCCCGTATAGTGTGCGATCCGCAGGCCGCAAACTGTACTATAGGGTGCGACAGAGTACACCCCGACAGCTATCAGTACAGCTACACAACACATCACATCACCATGCGATCAGTAAAAGACCTCACCCTCGGCTCCATATACCAGACCAAAAACGGCACCTGGCGCGCCGCCATCACCATCGGCTGGGATGGAAAAGGCCGACAGGTACGAAAAACCACCTCCGCGAAAACCAAGGCAGAATGCATCCGCCGCCGGAATGAGCTATACCTCCAGCTACAGAAAAAAGCGACCACGCCGGAGAAAATCACCGTCGAAACATTCATCCGCCAATGGCTCGACTCAACCGCCGCCGAAAAATACTCACCCAACTCCCTCCGAAACTTCAAAAGCCAATGCCGGAAGCACATCATCCCCACCCTCGGCAAGTACCGCCTAGCGGAACTCGGGGCCGATGAAGTCCGTGAACTTCATCAAGCAGCCCGTGATGCCGGGTGCTCCGACCGGATGGTGCAGGTAATCCATTCGACATTCTCGGCGGCGATGAGCGACGCCGTCCGCCGTGGCCTTATTGAGATTAACCCCACATCGCGGGCGGATAGGCCACGTGCAGCATCCCGCCCTCGTACCGCGTTGACGGTTGACCAGGCGCGGCACCTTATCCTGCATTCCTCCCACGCTGGCGACCCACTAGCATCACTATGGGCGTCGTATATTTTCCTTGGCCCGCGCAAGGGGGAGTTGCTGGGACTCACCCGCGACCGTGTTTCCCTCGTACAGGGTATGGCGCAGATTGATCTCTCGTGGGCATTATCTAGCGTGCCGTGGAGGCATGGCCGTGATTGCGAATGTTCCGATGGGGTGCGGGGTGATAAATGTCCTCTGCATGAGCATGAGGTGCCGCCGGGGTATGAGTGGAAGGAGCTAAGCGGGTCGATGATTTTGGCGCGGCCTAAGACGTTGACCTCGCGGCGGATCGTGCCGGTGCCAGCTCCACTCGATGATGTGCTACGCCATCATATCGATACGACCCCGGGGAATGAATGGAATCTCGTATGGCTATCGAAGATGGGTCGACCGATACGTCCGGAGCATGTGCTTAAGCGGTGGAAAGTGGCGCTTCGTGATGCGGGGCTGCCGATTGTTGACTTGCATACGGCGCGGCATACTGCCGCTTCCCTCCTCCGTGAATGCGGGGTGGGGCCGGAGGTTATCGCCGCTATCCTCGGGCATTCTAATGTGGATACGACGTTTAGCTATGTGCATGTTAATGCTGGTCAGACGCAGCGGGCGCTGGCGGATTATTCAGCTTTCCTCGGTTTGCCGGGAGGCGATGCTTAGGCCTCGGATGAATGCGAGGGCCTCTCGTTGTAGGTGAGGTGGGAGGCGTTGCGCTTCGGCTACGATTTCGGCGTGGCAGTCCTCTGGGGTGGGGGTTGTGGTGATGTCGGCGGCGTCGAAGATTTTATTGACGGGGAGGCCGACGCCTTGCGCTGCTTTTGCGAGGGCTTCTGGGGTGGCGGTGATGGGGATACGCTGGCCGTTTCTTATGTTTATTCCGGTCTCGAGCCGTCGCCACCATGATTCGGATAGGCCGGAGCGGCGGGCGGCTTCTGCTTTGGATAGGCCGCTGTGTTCGCGGGCTTGCTGGAGGAGTTGGCCGGGTAGCCATTGGTCGTGGGTTGTCATGCTTTTAGCGTATCAATCAGGCGCTTTTGTACCGGATTTTACATTAGCCAGTACCGTATAGTACTATTTAGTACAGGGCGGAGAGATACAGCCCACGCCCTGCAAGGCGAACCGCTAGTCAAAAAAGGAAACACCACATGGCTATCTACATCAAAGGCCACCCCGAAGGACTGCTCGACCTCAAAGAGGCACAGCAGTACCTCGGCGGCGTAAGCCGTACCACCATCTACAGCTACATGAACCGCGCCGACCATGAAAACCGACTCATCAAAGCATCCCGCCCCGGACGCAAAGTCCTATTCACCCGCCACGACCTCGACACATTCATCAATGTGGAGCAAACGTTGGCGGATGCAGCGTAAAACTAGGAAAACCCCCACGGTGCTGCAACACCATAAATGTGGGGGATTCGCACCAGTCAGAAAGGAAACTGAAAACCTGATGCAACCCAATGATAACACCCCAGAGCACGCGAACGCGAAATATGACCTCGCACAGCGCGTCATCCTCCAAGCCGCCATCCTCGGCAAACTCTACGAGGTGCATAAGGCGGAAAAGAAGCAGCTGGAGAAAGAATTACAGCCTGGCGATAAACGCACCGTCACCAACGAGCAGGGAGTAAAACTCGGCACCGCCTCCATGAGCCAGCCGAACAAGAAAGCGGTCTGCAGCGACCGTGCCACCCTCCTCGCAATGGCCGACGAGGACGGGGCAGAAATCATCGACGCGCTCCCGCCGGAGGGCGACCCCCGCCACCAAGAAATTATTGATCTCCTTTTTGAAATCCGTCCTGACCTCCTCGATTCGGGAGTCTCCAAAGCGGATGAAAAGCACCTCGCAGACAAGGTGCTAGAGAAGTGGCAAATTACCGGCGAATTGCCAGCGGGATGGGAGATTACCGACGCTTCCACGCCCCGGATGACTATCCGCAAAGGCTCCGACAAGGTCGCCAAAGCATCGATTGAGCACATGATTACCGCCGCCTCCGACTCCCTCGCGGCCATCACTGACGGAAAGGAAACCAACTAATGCGTGAATTTAAGACCCGTAAACCAAGCGGCCGGGCATCGTTCCCCCTCGTACTCCTATCGGGGCAGGAGGGTACCGGCAAGACCTGGGCGGCGGTGGAAGCCACCGCAATGGAGCAGGTAGACCGAGCTTTCTTCATAGAGGTGGGGGAATCGCAAGCCGACGCCTATGGTGCTGTGCCTGGCGCTGATTTTGAGATTATTGAGCATGACGGCACCGTGCGGAATATCCGTGAGGCCCTACAGTGGGCGGCGGTGCAGGAGCCAGCGGAGGGTAAATTCAACCTCCTCATCATCGATTCCATGACCCAAATCTGGCAGCTATTGCAAGATAACGGGCAGCAGGAAGCAAACCGCCGTGCCCGCCGCAAAGGAAAGCAAATCCCAGAGGAAGGCGTCCGCCTCTCAATGGACTTGTGGAACCAGATTAAAGAAGTCTGGAACGGCATCCTCCAGCAGTGCCGCCACTTTCCCGGCCCCGTCCTCATGACCTCCCGCCTCGAACTCGTCACCGCGATGGACGATAAGGGCAATCCGACTCGCGATAAGCAGTGGAAGATCCAGGCGGAGAAGAACATGCCCTACAACTGCCAAGTGGTGCTACAGGCCCGAGCACCTCGCCAGTGGACATTGACGAAGATCGCCACCACCGTACCGGAGCTGCAACTGCCGGTAGGCGGGGAAATGCAATTCAACGACTTCAGCGTGGAGAAGCTCCTCACCTCAATGGGAATCGGAGCCGACGCCGCCCCAACCACCTACGTCGAAACCCGCCCGGACGGTGAGTTCGATGAGGAGAAGCAGCGCGAGGAGGCGGAGCGTGCCGAGCGTGAAGCTGCAGAGGAGCGGCGAAAAAGTTACGTATCTACCCAAGCGCAGGGCCTGATGGATGCGGAGAAGAACCGTGACCTAGACAAGCTCAACGCGGCGCTCAACTATTACCAACAGTCGGGTGATGGGCAGCTCGTGCAGATGGCGCGGGAAACCATCCAGCGGCTGCAGAAAGTCCAGGCCGAGGAGAACGTGCGAACCGTTCTTGATGGTGAGGTTGTGGACTCGAAGACGGAGGCGGCATAGCGGATTTTGCTGGGCCCTGCTCGCACTGCGGGCGGGGCTACATTTATGAGCTATGTTGCCAATTGGTGCCTGCAAGCACCGATTTTTATCAGAAAGGAAATGATTTTTATGAAGCGTTCTACGCTGAAACGTACCCCGATGAAGCGACGTCCCCGCCGTGGCGGGGCCATGCCGCCGGAGGTGTACCAGACAGTGATGGATAGGGCACGTGGCCGCTGTGAGGCCGGTCTGCCGGGCTGTACCGGAGCGCCGGAGGAGTGGCATCACAGGCAGCGGAGGCAGCGGGGGAATGACCGTGTGAGCAACGGTGCTGCCTTGTGTCATGCGTGCCATGACCATATTACGCATTCGTCGCCGCGTGTGGGGCGTGAGCGGGGGCTGACTGTGCATTCCCATCACCCTGACCCATCGCAGGTGCCGATGTGCGTGCGTGGGGTGTGGGTTCTCCTTGGCGAGGACGGATCGACAGTACGTACGGAGGTGAGGGCATGAGTTTGCAGGCGATGCAGTGGGCTATGTCCAAGGCTCCTATCAAACGGAATGCGTCTCAATGCCGTAACCGCCTGGTGCTTGTGGCCCTAGCCGATAGGTATAACGACGATACGGGCGTGTGCTGGCCGTCAATTAAGACGATCTCTAGCGACATTGGGGTATCGGTGCAAACGGTTCATAAGGCGATTAGCGACCTTGAATCGGCAGGCCTGATTGCTCGAGGTAATCCCCATTGGGTTGCTCATATCAGGGCCGATAGGAGGCCGACGGTATGGACGCTAAATCTGGAGATGGTGAAGCCTACAGAGAAGATCGAGCCTGACAATCATGTAGACGAGGCCCTATCATGGGGTAAAGACGTGGTTACCCCGTCAGATTCACGGGGTAAAGACGTATTAAAACCACGGGGTAAAGACGTGTTAACCAACGGGGTAAAGACGTGTTTACACAAACCCAAAGAGAACCCAAAGAGTGAACCCAAAGATCTTTTTACTCAACCGGAGGTTGAGAAAGAAAAGGCTCAGCCGCCTAAGAAGAAAAAACGATCTACTGCTACTCGCCTACCCGATGGGTGGATGCCGGACGAAAAGGTGATCGCCCAGATGCGTGAGGAATGCCCGGCGGTGAATCTGGAGTTTGAGCATCGCAAGTTCACGGACTACTGGGTGGCGCTACCTGATAGTCGCGCTCGTAAGAAAGACTGGAATGCGACTTGGAGGAACTGGATTAGAAACGCCTCCCAGCGTCAGCCCCAGCGGGGCACATCATCGTCGGGGTCGATGGACTTTGTAGACCTACTCAACGAATCGCGCCGCCAGCAGGCGCAGGAACCGTCGCGTGGGTTGGATTACCCATCGCATAACTGGGAGTCGAGGGGTGAGCTGCCGTGGTAAACACAAATCAGTCGCATGATGATGCGCAGGAACTCGCGGCCTATGTTCTGCAATACGGAAAGCGCCTCGCGCCGGATCGGTTCCCGTCCCCATCGATGGAGGTTGTGAATGCCTGGGCCAGTGTGATGGCCGGGATGCGGTTCCCGCGTGAGGTGTGGCCGGAGGCTGTGAAGCTCTGGGCTACTGAGCTGGTGGGGGAGCGTATGGTGACCCCGCGTGAGATAAAGCGGGCTGCGAAGATGGTTGTGGATCGTTGGGAGCATGTGCCGGAGCGTAAGGCGATGCTGGACGAGCATCGGGAGGCGCGGCGTGTGGAGCGTGATAAGCAGCTAGCGGCCGGGACGTTTGGGCGTGAGCGGGGTTATAGGCCGCGTGCTGTGGAGTCTCCATCGTCACAGCCTAGCGTGGAGGATATTCGGGGTATTGCGGAGCGTTTACGTGCCCGTCGCGGGGCCTGATTTTACAATTGGTAAATAGTGTTGTATAATGATTTATGTACCGCACAAGAGGGGCTGCAACCCTAGAAAGGAAACCATTATGGGACTCACCCAAGCCACTACCTACATCGACGATGCCACCGCATACCGCATGGAAGTGCAGGGGCAAGACGCCAACGTCGAATACGAAAGCAACGGGACGGCACCCGCAGAAATCAACCCACACTGGGACATCTGCAATCTCGAATGGGAAGTCAGTGTGAAGATCAACCCCATGCACGAGTTCGCCCACCCACTCGCCCTAGGGGAGTACATCAACGAGCTGGATGACGTGGCGAAAGTTGCTGAAGACTTCCGCACCGTGCTGAATAAGAACCACCGACCACACCGCGTATAACCACATAATTCAATCCACCTGCAAGTGGACATCTTGGAAAGGAAACACCATGAAGCTCGAACATTTCGACGCTATCTTCTTCTACCTCATCGCCGGAATCTTCCTCATCGGCCTCCCTTCACTCATTGGGGCGCAGGCATGGATCGCCCTCAATCCCGCCGTGGGGATTATCGCCGGGGGTGGCGTGCTCCTCCTCATCGTGGAGGGTGGCCGCTGGCTCCTCGACCAGGGGGAGGATGGCCAACAGGCCGAATTGGCCGAGGTTACTGACCTGAACCCGTACACCGCGGAGGAGGGGAAGAACGTTGCTTAATCAGATGATTGACCTACTCGCTGCCTACGCATACACCCCTGACGGTGGTGTGGCCGACCCTAATCACCCCGTGTACGCCCCCCTATGGGTGCTGACCATCATCGCAGGGGGTTGATCGTGGAGTACGTACTCATGGCTGTCGCAGTCATAGCATTTATGGCATGGCTCTCGATGAGCGTATTCATTTGTCTAGAGGCATTCGATGCGCTGAGCGATGGCGAGTGGATAGGCGGCTTCTTAGCTCTTGCGATAGGAATCGTTTCTTTGGTGGGCTGCTTCGTCACGATGTTCCACCTAATCGACTCGCAGGATGACAATAGTGAGCATTGCGGCCCCGGCACTGTGTACCGAGAGTCAAGCCACTACAACGCCGCGACGAAGGCCCCGGAGACGGATTGGTGGTGTGAATCCAAGTGAGGATCGGCAGCATGTTCGCAGGCTACAGCGGCCTAGAGATGGGCGTGCGGCAGGTGTTGGATGCGCAGCCCGCGTGGTTTGCGGAGATTGACCCGGCCCCAGCCCGTATCCTCGCACATCACTACCCGCAGGTGCCCAACCTGGGGGATGTAACCCGCGTGGACTGGGAGGAGGTACGAGATAGCCAGCCAATCGATATTCTTACCGCGGGTTACCCGTGCCAGCCCTTTTCGCAGGCAGGGCACAGGAAAGGAACCAATGATGAACGCCACCTCTGGCCCCATGTCTACGCCGCAATTAAGTCTCTTCGACCTCGACTCGCAGTGTTTGAGAACGTGCTCGGACATCTCACACTCGGCCTTGACACTGTCCTCAAAGACCTTGCCGAAATCGGGTGGGATGCGCAGTGGACAACTCTACGAGCGTCCGACGTTGGAGCGCCGCACCACCGCGAACGCCTTTTCATCCTGGCTACCAACCCCGACGGCTTCCGACCACAAGCGGGCAGACTCACCCGCAGACCAGCGCCGCAAATCACCTGGGATAACGACCTGCACAGCACACTGGCCGGGCTTAGTCGCGCCGCCAACATCAACCACGAGATGAAACTGCGATGGGGAGATACCGCGCCCGCCATCCTCACCTGGGCCATGCTCACCGGCCGCGAACCGCCGCCCATCGTCATCGACCACCCCGACCGGCAGCTGCACCCACGTTTCCCGGAATCACGCGCAGCCACCAATCCCGAATTCATTGAATGGCTCATGGGTCTGCCCGCGGGGTGGGTGACCGAGGTACCAGGATTGACTCGAAATCAGCAGATTAAGGCACTCGGTAACGGGGTGCTGCCGCAGTGTGCGGCGACGGCAATCCGTGGGATGATGTGCGAATTAACCTAATCCACACACATGATTTTACAAATCGTAAATAGTGGGGTATAGTAATAAACGTACCAAGGAAAAGGGGCTGCAACCCCTTCACAGAAAGGAAACACCATGAACGCCGTATGCGAAGTAACCATCTTCCACAACCACAACCAGCCCGCCAGCACCCACATCGTCACCATCAGCCCAGACGATGATGACCTCCGATACGCGATTCACTGCGGCTACTACGAAGCCCAAGACCCGGAAACTTTCGAAGCGGCACTCGCTGATATGGGCGAAATCCTCGACATCGAAGTCCTTGACACCGACGAGCCGGTCGGGAACTGCGACGCAGCCTACGACATGTGGAAAGACGGAATCTAAACACCCGGCCCCCGCTGTGCTGGCGGGGTGCCACCCTCATACACAGAGAGGATAAGAACGATGATTTCCCTCCCGTTTCTTTTAAAACTTTTGGTAGTTGCCCTACTCGGGTTTATCGCTGGGAAGCTATTCTCTTACATCTTTCTGTAACCGTCATTGGCAAGAAAGGATAAATACCAATGATTAAACCAACCCATAAAGAACTCACCGATGCACACAACGCATTAGAGGAGCTAACGAATGCAGCCTTGAGTGCAGCCGACTTCTGTGGCGACACAGAAAAGTTCTTGATGTGGAAGAACGAGATTCTAAAAGCCCTCCCCCTACGGCCGCTTAGCTCGTATTCTCAGAAAGATCTGGATACAAAAGTCGCTGGAGGGCATGGTATTCACGCCCTACAGGTGCAGAGTGAGGACGGTCTGCCGTACTACATCCTAGACCGAGACGATGACGGTGTATTCACCGTAGCCAGCCCAATCTGTACTGACCACTTCCTCACTATGGGCGACACTCTATACGTCACCGGTAGGCGTTACCGAATTGATTTAGAGGAGGTGCAGGAATGAGCACTGGCCCGTGGCAGCGCTGGTTCGCCTGGCACCCCGTCCGAACACAGCAGCACGGGTGGAGGTGGCTACGCAGCGTAGAACGCGCCCTGCACTACCCGCCCGATATTCCGTGCGCACCAGACCCGTACTGGGTCTACCGCCCAACCCGTAATAATCGACACGAAACGGAGACCCCTAATGCCCGACCCCACTCGCCAAGAAATCATCGACGCGCAGCTCGCCCGCCAATGGGCGGAGTGGAACAAGTCCTGTGAAGTCAGCTCGCCCGAAATTCAGGCCGCAGCTAACTTCATCCTCGCCCACACCACCCCTCCGACCATGGCCGACATCGAGTGGGACGACGAGAAGCACTACCTCGCAGAAGCCACGAGCGACCAGTTTGGCCGCGTCATAATGCTCCGAAAAGGCAAAGAAGGCTACATCGAATTTATCGTTCCCGGCGAGCCAGAATGCGGAACGCTTGTAGCATACACCGAGTATCTCACCCCGACTGGTCGCCGCTACACACTAAAGGAAATTGACAATGACTAAAAATAGCTTCGCTAAAAAGCTAATGCAGGACATCCAAAACAGGACTGGCATGACCTCCGAAGAGTTAAACCATCATATGAAAATGGCCCTGAATAACCTCGTGAATAATCGCGAAGAAGTCATGACTAACTACCGGAAAATGCTCGAAAAATCTATGCCGCAAGGCCGAACAATGCACGATATTGATTGGGTTGAAAGTGAACATAAGTTCGCAGAAGCCGCAGGCCCAGCGCAGTCGAAAAACGTCATGCTAGATAAAGACCCAGAAAATGGTCTAATCACCGTCGCCCAATACTGCGGCAATGAGTGGCTTATAAAGCACCTACCACCGAAATGGCTCGCACCCACCGGCCGACGCTACGTACTCCAAGAGGAGAAATAATGACCCCGAAAGAAACCGCTATTTCAACCGTTGAAAAGTTCTTTGAGCTTCTGGGATGCCACGTGCAAGTTAACGATTTCTGGGAAAGCCACGGTGGCATAGATTGCATCGTGCACGACTATCAACTGCACGACTACCAAGGCCCCTACACGATAGTCGGCTCATCATTCGAAGGCTCGCAAGACACCATCAGTGTAAATGTCTACGACCTCAATGATGATGCCAAGCGAGACCACGTATTGCGTGTCAGCAGAGTCACCCCGGAATTAGCCGTGAAATTCACTCGGGAAGCAATCACCGCCTACGAGCAAGACGAGGAATAAGGAAAACCGCGTCATCACAAGTTTGAGCGGACGCGGTGTACACCACCAGCCTACAACACCAGGAAAAACAATGACCGACCCCATATTGCTGCCACATGACCAGCACATCATCGTCAGCGCCCTACGCCACTGCCGCGAAAGACGGTCCTATTTCCTCCGTCACACAACCAGGTGGGTGATGGAGCACTGGGATGAACTTCACTTCACCGCCCAGATGCAGCTCGCCCAAGATGTCCACATGGACCTCCACCTACGCGAGGAAGCAACGCAGGAAGAAAAAGCCCAGCTCACCCGCGAACAACCCGAATGGGAAGAATATCTGAACTTCATCGAAAGGAAAATGAATGAATAACCGCCGCCGCGCCGCGCAGGTCATCGCAGACAAGATCCTCGTATCTCTATTCAATAAGTCTTCCCACTCCCCACAAAGCCTAGGCGACGACATCGCTGACACCCTCGACGATATGGGCCTGCTCACCCCCGACCTTCCAGAGCCGTCCAACATCATAGAAGAAGACGAAGAAGGCGGAGACAAACGAATCTGCTGGAGCGCACCCGGATGCGACATTGAGCTAGTGCCAGGAGAAATGATCGTCACCTACGAACACCAGGCAGGCCACGAAATAGCAAACGCACATCAAATTGGCCTCGCATTGCTGGCAGCAGCAAACTACGCGGAGGAGAACCAATGCCCCCGATGACACCCGGAGAAGCGGAGTGCTGGCTCGAAGAATTCCGATACGCAGGCTATGTGCCACAACTCCCCGCCCTCCGTGCCATACAAACCATCGCTGACATGGACACCGAAACCCTCACCACCGAACCGCACCCGCGGGGAAGCTGGAACGGCGACGCACAAGACCCACACTATTTCGACGTAGCCCCCGGCACCCGCATGTACCGCCACGTCACAGAATGGAGCAAAGCATGACCACCTTCGCAGACATGACCCCACAGGAAAGAGCACAGTGCCGAGGAATGTGGTGTGACTTCCCTGACCCCGACGAGCGCACCAACCTCGCAATCTACGTAGACGACAGTCTCAAACACCAGGGATTCTGTGAGCTAATCCATGAAGGACAACTAGGACGCCTCACCATCCCCGAAAACCTCACCCCACGCCCCGACCTGCCCCGCGCCTGGCAAGCAGACGGCACACCACCAGCAGGGGAATGGCAAACCGCCAAAGTGAAAATAATCCCGAACGAAAACGCTAAGTATGACCGAGAACAAAACGTCATCACCGGCGACGCCGTAGCCGACCCCGACCATGAACCACGCAGTAGCCACGACATCCGCCGCTGGATCGGCGAATGGGAGGAATTATGAGCGGACCGGAGGTAGCAGGAGGGAGCTGTGGAAAGATAGTTAGCATGAGCATGAGCGAGCAGGAACTGCAGGAAAGAAAAAAGAAATTTGAGGACGAAGCCGTCGCCACCCACGAGGAAATCCTCACCCTACACAGCCAGATAGAGGGAGCGAAGAAGCGCCGCACGGCGGCGTTCCGGAGGGCAAAAGCCGCTGGGGTGCCAGCCAGTATTTTGGCGGAGCGGACGGGAATCTCACGGCCACTAGTGACCCGTATCCTCGCGGGAGACCGGTAACACCACCCTGGGGCTGCAACCCCATCAGCAACCGGCAGCCTGACCGCCGAGCACAGTCAGAAAGGATAATAAGCATGGCAAACACAACCATCACCGGGAATCTGGGTAAAGCCCCAGAACTTAAGCACACCCAACAGGGCAAACCAATGACCCGCCTAAGCGTCGCATGGAGTGAACGCCAACGCGACCGCAACGGCGAATATTTTGACGGGCCGACCGTATGGGTCTCTGCCACCGTATTTGGTAGGCAAGCAGAGCACGCGTGCTCCACATTCAGTAAAGGCGACCGGGTTATCGTCACCGGCGACCTCAAGCCGGAGGTGTGGAATTCCGACCAGGGGGAGCAAACCGTATTCACCATGATGGCGCAGCAGGTGGGCGTATCCATGATTGGGCAGGAGGCGCAGGTTAACCGTGTCTCCGCGCAGAATAATGGTGGGGGGTACGCCTCGAACGGCGCTTCCGGTGGTACGCAGGGTGACCCGTGGAACTCGCAGCCGCGTTCCGAGACCGGTGGTTTCGGCGGTGGGGGTTCCGAACCTCCGTTCTAAGCAGCGGTAAACCAAAACCGTGGGGGTGGAACACCCAGCGCATGTCGCTAGGGTGTTCTATTCTTGTGGTCACTAATTTTCGACGAGTAGGAGACGTGAATGGAGCGCATTAGCACCCCGATGGGGACGTTGACCGTGTCTAATTTCTCGGACGATACGCCGGGGGATGAGTACTCTGTGGTCACCCTTGATGCTGGTGGGTCGCAGTTTGATTTGAATCGTGAGGAAGCGGGCCAGTTGATTGAGGCGCTGCAGTCGAACCTCGCGTGGGTGGGGTAGGAGGGCACCCCCACACTGTTCGATAAAGTCCGCACTGGTACATATGTGCGGACTTTATTGGTACATAGGATCGAGGCAACAAAAATAGGCAGGGACAACCACAACCACCCCTTTTTTAGGAGCCTCACGTGCCCACCCAGGCCGCCTGCCACAAGACTAAAAACACCGCATTCATCAACCCTAACGCCGCGAACCCCGCCGCTGTCCGCGCCGCCATCACAATGTGCGAGCAATGCCCGATACGACGGGAATGCGCACAAAATGCCCTCACCTCCGGCAGTGGCCTCAATGACTCCGGCACCGCACCCGCCTCCGATGTAATCCAGGCCGGGGTGGTGTGCTACGGCGATTTTGAGACGATGATGCGACTCTCCCAGATAGCGGAGCGGGAGGAGGTACCGACGGCGGTACGGGAGCAGCGTGCCCAGGCTCCAGATCGCTGCAGAAACTGTCATCAGCCGATGGTGAAGTGGCACCGCGCCATCACTCCAGAGGGGTACGTGAAGCACTATGCGAGGGGCTTCTGTACCGAGTGCCGGTCGGCGTATACCGCATGGAAGCGGGAGAATAATGTAGGCAGCGCTCACCGGGGCTTGCGGAAGCATATCGACCGGAAGCGGCATAGTGCCCCGCCGAAGCGGAATACTGTCCTCGCGGTGCAAATGCCGCTGTTCGAGGCGGGGGTATAGGCCATGCTTGAGTACCCGCCGATGGTGATGACGTACCCCGAGGATCTGACTTTTTGGAAGCGTATTGAGCTGCCGTGGTCTAAGCCTCCACTATCGATGAATGATGCGTCGCCCGCCTCGCGGGGTGCGGTGTATGGGCGTGCGGCTGCGAAGCGGGAGATTCAGGAGACCCTGCACCTACTGGGGCGGGGGCTGCGGATGCCGGAGGGGAAGCGGTACCTGCTGGTGCAGATGAATTACCGCGTGCCAGATAGGCGACGGCGGGATACGGATAATGTGACGGCCTCTAGTAAGCCGCTTATGGACGCTTTGGCGGGAGGCTCGAAGCGTATTCCCGGGCTGGGGATCGTGGAAGATGATACTCCGTATTTTATGGGGAAGCCGGAGCCCATTTTGTGGCCTCCAGAGCGGGGTAAGCAGGGGAAATTGTGGGTTGATTTATGGGTAGCGGAGGCACCGCCGGGACCTTATTTTACCTAACGAACACACGTGATTTTACAAAATGTAAACGGTGGGGTATAGTGATAAATGTAAGCAAGAGAGCACAAAGAAAGGCCAAAACAATGACCACCTACACCACCAAGAACGACGCCATCCAGTACGAAATCATCGAACCACTCGGCGAATGGGCCAACGAACACAACATCGACGCCATCGCAGACGAACTCATCACCGCCACCTCCACCGGCTTCCACATCGACGACACCAAAGACTTCTGGGACGTAGTCGCCAACAACTCCCTATAACCCCCACCCCTCGCCTGCAAGCGAAAAATTAGTCAGAAAAGGAAACCCCGAGAATGAAAACCGCCACCCTCACTCACGCCCAAAAAATGGCACTCGGCTGGGCCTCCATCAATAACGAACGTAACGACGATGGAGACCTTATACTCATCGCTGACACTCGCGTAAAAAATAACCTCACCAAAAAAGGAATCGCCCTACTCGTCGAAGCCTCGTGGGCAGACCGCCAGGGCCTCCCACACGTGACTAAAGACTGGTATATCAAGCCGGAGTGCGAGCCGCTGTGTGCGAGCTTCGAGGAGTACTACGAACTCCACGACAAGCCAATCCTTGGCCCCGGCGACCTCACACCAGAGGAATGGGAAAGCGTAGCCGGGTAACCCACCGGCGGGGGAGGGGCGCGCATTCCTCACTACTGGCAAACAGCTAATTCTAAGACACCAAGCTGCAACACCAACCCATAATCACGCGCACCAACCGCACCCCACCAGACCCCATAATCATCCGCAGGAGATACCACTATGAGCAAGTCAAAGCACAACCCGAAGAACATGTCCCAGCCACGTCACGCCGCTGACCTCATCCGCAAGCACCGTCGCAAGGCCGCAGAATAAGACCCCATTATGAGCAACACCCCGTTTGAGCCTGAAACCAGCACCGAGCCAGAGAACTGGTGGAACCGCGCCAAATGCCGGAATGATGACCCCAACCGGTACGACCTGGATCGCGACCGGAGTATCCGCCGGGATGAGAAAAGCCGCATAGCGGAGGAGCTATGCGAGGGGTGCCCGGTGCTCGCTGAATGCGCCGCCGATGTGCTGGAAAATAATAATATTGGCCTCGTCCGAGCGGGGCTATGGTTCCCGTGCCCACCCAAGGACTGCCCACCCGGTAGGGAGGAGCGGGAGCGGGAGTTATACCGGCGGGCTGCCCCGGCGCTCGCACGGGCCTAATGTAAACAATTTTTACGATAGGAAGGATATTTTTGATGCTGACGATTCCATTCATGCTGGAGGATGGGGCGCGGGAGCCGCGCCGCGCTCACCCCGATGATGCCGGGTTTGACCTCGCCGTCATTGAGCGCACCCGAGTGCCGATGGGTGGACATACTGTGGCCGATACTGGGGTGCGGGTAAATATCCCCGCCGGATACGTGGGGAAGCTATTTGTGCGTTCCTCCGTCGGGGTGAAGCGGCACGTGTGCCTATCGAATGGCACGGGGATTATTGATGCGGGCTACACGGGGACGATTAAGGCGAGCTTGCATAATGAGTCGCGGGATCCGGTGTGGTTTCATGCGGGGGAGTTTGTACTGCAATTAGTGGTGGAGGAGCTGCCGCAGGTCGAGTTGGAGCGTGTGGAGTCGTTGGAGGTGTCGGCGCGGGCTGATAATGGGTTTGGCTCTTCGGGTAATGGCCTGCAATAACCCTATGATTTTACAATCCGTAAATAGTGGGGTATAGTAGATCATGTAAGCAAGAGAGCAAGGGGCTGCAACCCCACACCGAAAGGAAATACCATGAACTACAAGCAGGAAATCACCAACAAGAAGAATGAATACAACACCATCATCACCGAGCGCAACAATGTCACCAGCCGCGAAGAATACAACTACCACCAAGCACGCGCAGACCGCGCAGCCCGCCAAATCGCAGAACTTCAAAACGAAGCCATGAACGCCGCAATCGCAGCCCTCTAAACCACCACAACACCAAAGGAAACCCACACCATGAAATGCCAGAACAGCCACTGCACCAAAGAAGCCACCACCCTCACCGACTACAACTTCTGCGAAGAACACGCCTCCAAGCATGCGAAAGCACTCGAATGGGGCAAGCTCCACACCGAAGGCAAAGCCACCACGGAGGATTATCCCGGCTACACCCCAATCACCGTAACCGCCAAGTAAACGAAGCAGCCCGACTGGCAGGCGGGGGAGTTCAAGCCTCCCCACGGGCACCACGGCCACTGCAATGGCCCAAGCACAGAAAGGAAACCCCGCCATGAGGCATACCCTCATCACCCAATCCATAGCCAACCTCGCGGCCTTCGCAGGCCTCCGCACCGCCCCCACAAGCACCGGCCCAATCATCTACACCGGGCCGGACACCTACTTCAAGCTCGACGCCACCACCGGCGAAGCCTGGGGCGCTGATACCCACTACAACCAGTACTACTACGCACTCAACGAACCAGCAGACATCGGCCAATGCGTCGCCACCCTCCTCCACATCGCCACCGAAAACAATGAGGAGGAAGCAGCATGAGCGCCAACCCCGCCACCCTCCTCGATAAGCACCGCACACTCCTCGAACTCCGCACCGACCCCGACCTCAAACCCCGCCTCGTCTGCTACCACACACCCCGCCACCTCGAACGCCGCATAATCGAACGGGCCGAACTTTTCGAGACCTCCGCCACCGCCGTATTCACCGACATCATCCTCCAAGGCCTCGTAAACCCACCCCCCACCAGTCTTTACGGGACAAACACCCGCCAGCAGTAAAGTCTCTATCCAGCGCACCTGGCGCCTCCCAGCAGCAGCCGCCACGGCTATCATTGACCTCGCTAAGGAGCGTGGCATCACCCAATCCCAACTCGTCACCGACATCATCACCCGCCACCTACAGGGGACAAGGCGGGTACATGCATAAACCAGCAGAGGCCACCAAGGCGGAGCTGGAGAACCTTTACAAGAAACACCACGCCTACAACCGCCTCCGTAATGATCCGGCTATCCGTGAGGTCACCGCCACCACACTATGGCTCCACCCCACCCTCCTCACCGACGCGCAGGCCTTGGCGGAGAAGCGCGGCATCTACCCCAACGCCCTCATTGTCGAGGCCCTCGCCTGGGGCGTGTATGCCGGAACCTCCACCAGCAATGAGGAGTTACGCCTCGCCTCCGGTAAGCGGGACGGCGGCGTGGATAGGGGCCTCCGCTGCCCAGTGCCGCTACTCCGGCACCTCAAATGGCTCGCCGCGAGGGAGGGCCAGCCGGTGAGTGAAGTGGCCTCCATCATCCTCGCCAAATACCTCCACAAGGCCGGAGCACTCACCACCACAACCACAGCCTGACCGCCACCACACAAGCCCTACGCTGCCGCATCATGACAGCCAAAAACACAGCCAACATCGGGGAGCACCAAACCGTCCCCCTCCTCCAGCTCAACCATTACGCCAAAAACCCACGCCGAGGCGACGTACAAGCTATCAAAGGAAGCATCGTCGCTAACGGTATCTTCCGCCCCGTAATCGTCAATAAGGGCACCTACACCGATAAACCAAACGAGATTCTCGCCGGTAACCACACCGTGAAAGCGATCCGGGAACTAGCGGAAGAAAACCCCGACGATCCTCGCTGGCAGGAGGTCGAGGTATGGATGGTTGATGTGGATGCGGAGCGCGCCGCCCGCATCGTCCTGGCCGATAACCGCACCGCCGACCTTGGCTCATACGATAATGATGAGTTGCTGGAACTCCTGAGCATGATGGATGGCGACCTCGACGGCACAGGATACGATGCCGACGATTTGGAGGAGCTTACGCAGCTTGATGGTAGTGGCGCAGATTTAGCGAGTGATGAGGAGGATTACTCTCTGGATGAGGTCGCGGAGGCTGCCGCGTTGACTCTGGCGGAACGATTTTTGGTTGTTCCCACGACGGTTATTGATACTCGTCGAGGTGAGTGGCGAGAGCGCAAGAAGTCATGGCTGAAATTAGGCGTAGCTGCGCAGGAGGGGCGGGCTGGGCAATTAATTTACGCTCCGCCGTCAGGTAATTTCATTAACTGGTACGAAATTAAAAACAAAGCATTGGCACTTAATAGTGAATTAACTAATAAGGAAATACTCGAAAAATATGAAGATCAATTAAAACCGTATAATGAAGGCAGGGGAACCAGCGTGTTCGACCCCGCCTTATGTGAAGTTCTTTATCTTTGGTTCAGTAACCCCGGAGACCATACCCTCGACCCGTGGGCAGGCGGAAGCGTAAGAGGAATCGTGGGAGCCATGCTGAACCGTCATTATCAGGGGCACGAGCTACGCGCAGAGCAGTGCGTGGAGAACCGAAAGCAAGCAGACAGAATAAAAGAGCGTGGACACCTGCCACACGGAGTAGACAAACCAGTATGGATTGATGGAGATTCCGCCAAAACAATGCAAGATAACCAGGCTGAATCATTCGACTTCATAATCGGATGCCCTCCCTACTACGACCTAGAACAATATTCCGACGACGAAGCCGACATCTCCAATCTGTCCACAGAGGACTTCAACGCCGCTATGGCCGTCACCCTGCAGGAAGTAGACCGGTGCCTACGCCCTAACCGGTTCGCAGCGTTCGTCGTAGGCTCCGCTCGTGATAAAAGGGGTGACCTCCGAGACATGAAGGCGTGCATGATGAACGCGATGCCAGACGGATGGCACCTCGCCAACGACGCCGTGCTAGTCAACAACGTCGGCACGGGAGCTATTCGGGCTAAGAAAATGTTCGAGGGAGGACGCTCCCTTGCCCGTGTCCACCAAGACATCCTCGTATTCGTCAAAGGCGACAGAAAAACGGCAGCCAAGCGCTTAGATGCCATAAAGGTGGCGGAGCTAGATAGTATGGATAACGAGAACTAGCGGCCAACTGACCGCTTGGGCTGCCGCTGCACACTAAGCCGTATGAGCGACACACAACCACCCCAAGGCACCCTCGAACACCTCCCGATTGAGCAGCTACACAACTACGCCCGTAACCCGCGCAAGGGCAACATTCCCGCAATCAAAAAGAGTCTCCACCAGCACGGCCTATTCAAACCCCTACTCGTAAACACCGGCTCCCAAACCGGGGAAGAATGGGCCGTCCTCGCGGGGAACCACACCCTTGCTGCTATGCGGGAACTCAATAAGCAGGCCGCTGACGCAGCTCAAGACCAGCCTTACACGATGGTTCCGTGCTACATCATCGACGTGGATGAGACACAGGCCGCTGAAATCGTCCTCGTAGACAATAAAACCAGCGATCAGGCGGACTACAACAACGAGGCCCTGGTAGACCTCCTCGACTGGCTCCCAGACCTCGACGCCACCGGGTATGAGCAAGCAGACCTAGATGCCCTCCTCGATGGCCTAAACACGGTGGAAGAGCTACCGGAAGAAGAAGCGCAGGATACCCCCTACGCGGACTTCATTACCGTTCGCCTCCAACTCCCGCCACACCTAGCGCAGCAATGGCTGGCGCACAGCATGGCATTCGACTCCGCGGAGGAAGCCCTAGAACACCTACTAGACCACGGGGCACTCGAAGGGTGAAACGCACAACCACTTGGGAGGTAATACCATGACCACAACCGCCCCGAATTATGCCGAGTACGGCGACACCATCGACCCCATCAACTGGAACCGCATCGGCCGCCGCACACAACCCAACGCGGAGAAAAGGCATCGGAAGCAGCAAATGACCACACTAACTACCTGCGTTTTAAGCAGGAATACCAAGAGGCTTGCTCACGATTCGCAGGCACTGCACCGCACACTCAAGCACGACATTAAGGGGAATTTCCTCTGGTCACTACCAGACCGGCGCACCCTCGTCATACAACACGATGAGCCTGTCCACTGGCCGGATGTGATGCCCGGAGTCATCACCCGCACCCACAGTGTGGAGGCCATCACCCCGATTACTGGTGTGCCTGTCCAGTGGGCGCTGATCGCTAATCCCACTGTATGTGTGAGCCGGGGCAAGGGGAGGCGCGGTAAGCGCACCCCACTCGGTGAGGAGGACTGGGTGCCGTGGGCGCACCGAAAGCTGGATTCCGCAATCAATATCCATGAGGTGGATGCCACGCTGATGCCCGTAGCTAGGGGTCAGCGGCATGAGATGACTATCTACCACCGGCGCGTGATATTCACCGGCACCGGCACCGTAGCCTGCTGCGACACACTCGCAGACATTCAGCGCGCTGGTGTGGGAGCTGGGAAAGCCTACGGATGTGGCCTACTCATCGTGCAGGAGGCAGCATGACTAGTGCACAAAAACTCATTTGGGAAACCGCAGGAAAACCGCGTGTGACCGGGGCGAAGGGCAAGCTACTCAAAGAGCAGCCAGCCGTATGTTCCGTCACCGGAGAGTGCGAAGATACCACAGCGGACGCGAAACGCGCCCTGGGGGAGAACTTCACCGACCAGTCCCTCTGGAATGCACATAGTGGCAGGGTAGGGGCACCAGCACTGTGGTGCTGCTCAGGCAAGGGCAAAGAATCACCCCGCATGTGGACATGGATATGCGCACCAAGCGAAGCCTTGCCAGACAGTGCTGAGAAAGCACCACTGCACGTGCCCGGCCTGTGTCAGACGAATCGGGGCAACACCCGGCCCGTCATCGACACGCTCATGAACCCACCAGCAGGGGAGTGGGTGGTGTGCATCGCCGTATCCGGCCAAAAGCACGTCCTGCCCTATGCACGCACCAACATGGGCTCGGGGGAGTGGACGATACGCATGGAAGACACCACAATCACTGCCACGCCCGACCAGTGGCGGCACGTCTTCGGGCATGTCCTGGCGCTACGCCGCCTCGGAGTCCCCGCCGATGCAATCACTGCTGGCACACCTGCCTACATCAAAACCGCAGAGCAGCTGGAGGCGTGGAGACACCACTCCCTACAGCTCGACCCATACCGCACTGCACCCATCACCCAGCTGGCCCTGTGGTGCATCACTAAACCAATCATGGAGGAAGAGAATGACTACCCCAACCCCTGAACAGCTTGACCAGGCCACCATTGACCTGATTTTTGCGCTCCGCGACTCCCTCGCCGACGACGGCCCCAGCCGTATTGATTTCTGGGGCGGGCGCGCCACCACCGCCATCCAAACCGCCGCCGCCGGTAGTGACAATGCGGGGCAGGCCATCACCACCGCAGCCCACAAACTCCAGATTGAGACGCTGCGCACCGCCGTAGCCAAGACCGTCAAGAAGGCCGCTGAGGTAATCGACCAGGACTACCCAGCCTGGTCCGCGCATGTCGACAAGAACATCGTCTACATCGTCGCTCTCGCAGCCGTCGAGAACAAGACCCGCAAAACCACCAAGACCACTGAGGAGATTCCGTTCTAATGACCACCATCACCCCTACCCCACAGACCACCATCAACCTGACCATTGACCTGACCGCACCGTTCCACCACGGTGCAGGCACCGCAGGAAACACTTCCCTGCTGCGCACCCAGGACGTGGTACAGCCAGACGGCACTGTCTCCCGCGTCCCATTCCTCTCCGCCGCCAGTATTCGTCATGCACTACGTGACGCCCTCGCATGGCACACCGCCCACACTCTCGACATTGAGCCGGGCACCCTGAGCAAGGGCACCGTCGATCTCCTGTGGACTGGCGGGGCCGTATCCTCCACCGGAGCCAAGACCGACCTCGACATGATGCGCCGAGTCGAAGAGCATTACCCGGCGTTGTCCATGCTCGGCTACGCCGCCAAGTCGGACATCATCACCGGCACCCTCCGTGCCAGTGACCTCATCCTTGTCTGCCAGGAAAACGACTGGCGACTCCCCAAGCACCTGCGAGGTGCGCGTCGTGCCGCCGCATACCGCACCGAAGAATTCGGCACCCGACACGACCAAGCCACCAGCCCAGCAGGCCGCTACCTGGAGGTAGTGGATAACGTAGACACTGCGCAAATGATTTGGGACACCCAAACACTGGCAGCAGGCTCATGCCTACACGGCACTATCTCCCTCACCCCAGCAGCCACCGCCATGCATCACGCCATTCTTGATGCCGCTCTCGCACTCTGGGCACCACACGGCCAGGTCACCATCGGCGCAAAAACCGCACAAGGCTACGGGGCCGGAACACTCCGCGACCAGAGTGACCGCACCGACCAGCTAGAGGAATGGACACAGCACCTCACCGACCACAAGCAGGACATCATCGACCTCCTTAATGAGCTGGGGGAGTAGTCATGCACGCCACCATCACCGCACACCTCGACACCCCAGTAATAGGCGAGGTGGGAATGCTCGACGGGCCACTGGCCTGGGCCGCTTGGCAGCAAGCCGAAGCCGACGGAGACACCATTCCTACCATCACGGATAGCCATATCCACGACTTCGACCTAGGACTAGCCACCTGGCAACGCGGCGATTACTGGGGCTGGTGCACCTCCCGCCCGTACACCGATCCCGTACACCACACCAGTGTGGAGATACGCCGCCGCCCACCCACCGGGGCAATGGCCGCATACACCCAGGCCAAAGAGCACCACTCCGGCCTAGGCCCCATGAAAGCCCGCAACGTCATTCTCGCCGCCACATGGCACCACACCATCCAATGGAATGCCGACGTCGAAGACGAGGCCCGCGTCCGCCAACTCCTCGCACACATCACCCACCTAGGGGCGCGGCACCGCAACGGCCACGGCCACATTACCCGCTGGCACATCACCGCAGGCCCCGAAGACGGCTGGCAAGACCGCCCCCTACCTAACCCCCACGGCACCATGATGCGCACCCGCGCACCCTACTGGCACCCCACCGAAAGAACACCATGCGCATAAAACCACCTTTCCCATACCTAGGGTCAAAATCACGACTCGCCCCCAAAATCGTCAACCTACTACCAGACCACACCCACTACGTAGAACCCTACGCAGGCTCCCTCTCAGTCCTACTTGCCAAACCCCGCTCCGTCGCTGAAACGATCAACGACAGTGACCGAAACCTCATCAACCTGTGGCGCATCATCCGCGACCACCCCCAAGAACTCGCAGACAAACTCGCACTCACCCCACACTCACCAATCGAATACTACGGAGCTCTACGCGACCTCCCAGACACAGACGACCCCATCGAACAGGCACGCCGCACCCTCACCATCCTCACCCAAGGAGTAAGCCGCACCACCGAACACGGCGGAATGTGGGCACGCTACATCAACTACCAACCCAAAGGGATTAACCTTCCACGCCAACTAGACCGATTCACAGATCGCATCCTCCCCGTAGCGCAACGCCTCCACAGTGTCAGCATTGACTCCCGCCCCGCACTGGAAGCAATCACCATGTACGGGCGCGGCAAAAACGTCCTCCTCTACCTCGACCCGCCCTACCTGCCATCCACCCGCTCCGGCTCCTCATACCCCTACGACATGACCACCGAAGACCACGAAGAACTCCTAGCCACCATCACCAGCATCAAGGCCAAAGTGGTAATCAGCGGGTACGCGTCACGCCTCTACGACGAAGCACTAGACGGGTGGGAGCGGCACGAATTCGCCGCCCAAGCCCGCGGCATGGGCCCCAACAGCAGCCCCCGGACAGAGATTGTGTGGGTGAAACCATGCTAATCAGCAGTGACCGCCACACCCCACAAGATCTCCAAGCGTGGGAAAGCCTGGAGCGCTACGACCACCGCCTATACCCAGCGGCAGAAGCCAAAGCAGAACACGCCATTGAGGCGATCCGCAGATTCGCAGACACAGGCGACTGCTACCTCTCCACCTCCTGGGGAAAAGACTCCACCGTCCTAGTAGACCTCGCAGGGCGGGCAGGTGTGAATATCCCCATCGTCTCCCTCGTCAGCGACGGCTACGAACTACCCGGCACCGCCCAGGTGCGTGACATGATGCGAGAACGGCACCCGCACCTCGAATACCACGAACTAGTGCTCCCACCGCAACCAAACCGCTGGTGGGACACCACCACAGTGAAGCGCACAAAACACGACGCTGATATCGGGTGGAGACTCATTGAAAAGCGATTCGGCCCCCGCCACATCACCGGCATTAGGGCAGAAGAGTCACGCATCCGCACACTAGTACAGCACCGATTCGGTGATGCTACAGAGCGCACAGCCCGCCCTATTGGCACGTGGGCCGCAACGGATATTTTCGCCTACCTCGCAGGCCATAATCTTCCCGTGCACCCCGCCTACGCCATGTCGCATGGCGGCACACTTGACCGACGGTGGCTGAGAGTCCACGCACTCGGCGGGGTCACAGGTGCAGACAAGGGCCGCGCTGACTGGGAGGAATCCTACTTCGGGGATGTTATCCGTAGCTCACGGCTACGCGACACGCTAATGCAGGAGCTCCCGGGGAATCGTCATGATGCGCTATCCGCTTCGGTCATAGCAGCCCAGGCAGAAATACCCATTTCAGACGCACAGCAGGCTCTGGAATCACTACACAGACAAGCCCTGGCAGTCGGGAAAACCTACGCCGGACGCCAACGCTGGCACCGCACAGTCTCATGGCCGCCCGAACCAAAATGGATCAACCTAAATACCCACTCATAAGCAGCATCTGACCGCACCACCCCAACCGGCAGAATCACCACCATGACGCTGCAACAACACAACCCCGAAGAACTAGAGCTAATCCAAGCCCCCTACATGAAAGAAGCCCACATAAGAGGGGACTGGGCACACCACGCCGACAAAGCCATCAAACACCTCGCAGCAACCGGCAAACCCTTCACCACCGACACCATCCGCCAACACATTCCCGACGGCCTCACACCCAAGCACAACAACGCCTGGGGAGGCCTCCTAATCGCCTGGCGGAAACGAGGAGTGATACGACCAATCGGCTACCACCAAGCCGCACACAAACCCCGCCACGGTGGACTACAACGCATCTGGCAAGGCGACAAGAGCGCAACCTAAACAGCTTCCCCCAATACCACTGCCCAACCCGCACAAAAAAGGAGACTCCCGCACATGCCACCACGCAGAGGAATGACAAAAGAACGCGCCGAACGAGCCGCCAAAGTCGTCACCCTCCACGACGGCGGAGCCACCTTTGAAGTCATCGGCAAACAGCTCGGCATCAGCAAGACCCAGGCCCGCCTTGACTACGACAAGGCAATGGATGAGGCGAAGCCAGATGCGGCCCGAACCGTATTTGCTAAGCTCGACCGCCGGTACAACCGCCTCCACGCCGCCTACTGGAAGAAGGCACTCGACGGGGACATTAAGGCCGCCCGCCTCATCATCGACGTGAACACGAAGCTCGCCGCCTTGTGGGGTGTGGAGGGCGCCATCAAACTTGATGTGGAGGTCACCGGAGGTGAAGAATTCTCTTCCATGATCACCAACATTAGGCAGACCATTGCAGCGGAGGCGGAGGTCGCAGACTGTGACGACGAAGACCTCGCATAACTTCCGACTCTCCCGAAAGCAGATTGAAGCTATCGGGAAGTCCACCCACTCCCTCAACGTGTGGTACGGGAGCGTATCGTCTGGCAAAACCCTCGCGTGGCTCATGCTCATGCTGGGGGAGATTAAAGAAGCGGGTACCTCCGGCGCTATCGTCATCGCTGGGAAAACCCTCGACACGGTGTACCAGAACATCTTCCTCCCCCTGATGACGGAGCCGGTGTTTGCTACCGCAGCGCCGTACATCCATTACACGCGGCGTAACCCGACCGCGAAGATATTCGGGCGGGAAGTCCTCGTTATCGGTGTGAATGATAAGGGTGCGGAGGGCCGCATCCGTGGTGGCACGTTCCAGCTCCTCTTCTACGACGAGCTCACCTTATGCCCGCAGAATGTGTGGGAGATGATTTGGTCGCGTATGCGCGCCACCGGTAATCCGAAACCTCCACGCGTGTTCGCCACTACCAACCCGGCCACCCCGGCGCACTACCTCAAACGCGACTTCATTGATAAGCCCGGGGAGACGGATACTTATGCGCAGCTCTTCACGATGGAGGATAACCCGGGCCTGACGAGTGAATACCGGCAGCGTATGCGCGCCTCCTACAGTGGCCTCTTCTACCGCCGCATGATTCAAGGTGAGTGGGTCTCCGCCGAGGGTGCCGTGTTTGAGGCGTGGAATCCGGATACGATGGTCACCCCACGGCAGGAGGGCACGGTCTTGGCTGTGGGGGTGGACTACGGCACGAACCACCCCACCGCGGGCTACGCCCTCTCGATGACCGATGAGGGGTTACAGCTCACGCATGAATGGTCACCCCAAACCAACGGCCTCGGTGGGCGTACGCGCCTCACCGACATGGAACTGGCCGACAGTTTGGAGGAATGGTTGAGCCGCCTGCCGAACCAGCCGAGGGCCATCTACCTCGACCCCGCCGCCGCCTCATTCAAAGAGGAACTCCAGCGCCGTCGCCATACGGTCGCCGCCGCGAAAAATAAGGTCGTGGATGGCATCCGCACCGTGGACTCTTTGCTCACTAACGGGGTGCTTACAGTGGCGGAGGAATGCCCCCGCCTGATTGAGGAGATACCGGCCTACCGGTGGGATCCGCGAGCTACGGAGGGCGGTAAGGATGCGCCCGTTAAAGAAAATGACGACCATGTGGACGCCGCCCGGTATGCCGTGTTCTCTTCCCGACATTTCTGGCTCCGCCACGTGGGAAGCATGCGGAATGACCGCAACCCCACGGGTGCGATGATGTGAATCGCGGGCCACCAATAGAACCTGCCGTTGGTCTTTTAACGTGGTTGTGTTGTGGCCGCAAGCTGCCTATACCCGCGCCTCGGGGGTGATTATCCCTGGCTACCGGCCGGAGTAGATGCGGCGTTCACACTATCCCCATAGTGGCCCCTTGTTGGTTAGGGGTGAGACTTGGGTGAGTAGGGGAGTGGGTTGTCGCCTGATTGAGATGCCCCGAAGAAGCCCACTACCTCACCCCGCCGTGGGGTTACTGTTCAGTGGTGTGAGTGCTGTATGCCCGGGTCGGTTAAGGCCCCGTGGCGCACAAAAATGGGTATTCCGTCGTTTCCTGCATCTGGGGCGGAGGATGGCAGCTGCGGTAGGGGTTGGTTGGCCCGCGCCTAACCCGGGGGTTCCGACCGCAACCCTCATCGGCGGATAATGCCCAAAAGAAACCCCAGCGCACGCCCTGAAATCAACCTAATTTTGGGAGACAGAAACCCGCATGAGCATGCCCGAACCGAAGAGCCCCTGGCCGCCAAAAGACTACGAACCCGCCCTAGATTCCATCCGCCGCGATGACGCCATCCTCAACGGCCAACTCGAAGTCATTAACCAGCGGCGTTCCCGCCAGTACGGGCCGCAGCCATACCAGCACCGCAGCCAATTCAACGGCGGCATCGTCGGTAAAACCTCCCGCGCTTTCCTCGGCAGGCCCACAAGCGATAAAGGCAAGTCGCACCTCATCACGCACCACCTGCCGGTGGCGGAGGAGCTAACCACCGCCCTCGCTGATTACATGGCGGGCAAGCCACCGCAGGCTGAACTCGCGGCGGAGGATGAAGGCAATACGCGGGCTAAGGAAGCACTCGACCGGCTCGTAACCTCCGACGAGTTCGCCGCCCAATGGTGGAATGCGGTGTACAGCGCTGGCTCCCTCGGGTGGGTATTCGGCCGTGTCGTATGGAACCAGAAAGTGCAGCCGCACCCGTGGATTGAATGGATTGATGCTGATAATGCGATATGCCAGTTCGAGAATGGGCGTCAGTCCTCCATCCTCTTCTGGGACACCTTTACGGAGGGTAAGGATGATACGGTGTTCCGTCTCTTCCAGGAGCACACCCCGGGGCAGATTGAGTACCAGCTCTACGAGGGTACGGAGGATAACGTTGGCCGCCCCGTGGACTTCGAGGCGCATGAAGCTACGAAGCATCTTATGGATATTGGTCTTACCGACGGCACTATCCTCAAGACGGGGGCGGATGCCCCAACGGCGCACATGATGCCGAACTACCATCCGCAACGCCGGTGGCGGAACCATCCACTCCTCCGGTATTACTCCGCGTCGGACGTGTCACGCGGCGCACAAATCTTTGAGGATATTGACCACAACTGGTCACAATTACAGCATGAGGTGGAGGCCGCACGCGGGCGACTCTTCGTGGATGAAAACCTCCTCGACACCGAAGGGCCGGGCCGGGGCGAGTTCTTCGACTTCATGCGCGACGTATTCAAGACCAGGCCCAATGTCACTGCGGAGGACAAGCCCATCTTCGAGCAAGTCCAGTTCGATATGCGTGTGGAGCAGTACCTCACCCTGATTGACTCGGATATCCGCAAGGCCGTATCCGCCCTGGGATTGTCCCCGTTCACGGTGGATATGGATCCGCAAGCATCGGGGGATATGACGGCGACGGAGACGAAAGCACGCACGAAGCGGACGCGGGCCACCGCCGCTACCAAGTCGCGTATGGAGCGGGCGCACCTCTCCGCCATGCTCACCGCATACCTACAGCTGGATGCCGACCTCAACGGTTACGCACCGCCAACCCAACCCGTGCTGGTGGCCCTACCTGACCAGGTTGAGGTGAATGATAATGAGCTGATTAACGCCGCCGCCTCCTCCTACTCGGCGGGCATTATGTCCCTCGCCACCGCGGTGCGAAAGCAGCACCCGGAGTGGACGCCCGACCAGGTGGAAGATGAAGTAGCAGCTATCCGCGCTGACGAACGAGCGCGGAACGCATTCGACCCCCTAACCTTGGAGGCGGGCGACGCACCATTTAGCACGGGTGATGCTGGTGACGACGCCTAATGATGGGGATGCTGGGGCGCGCCGCCTCGTCGGCATGTATGAGGATGTTGAGCTGGTGCTACTCCTCGCTTTGCGTGATGCGATTAGTAAAGCGTTGGAGGCGGATACCCCGCAGGCGCGGCAACGCCAGCTGAATATCCTTTTGGATACGGTTGCGAAGCAGCTGAACCGTGTCGGGGGTTTGGTTGAGTCGCAGGCCGGGCGGGTTGCCGCCGATGAGTATGATGCGGCGATACGTGCCGTGTATGAGGAAGTCGGTGCGGAGCTACAGGCGGGGGGCGTTCGGCCTGACGTGTGGCGTGGTATCTCGTCGGAGACGGCGGCGGCGCTCCGCTCACAGCACGTGATGGTGGCCCGCGAGATTAGGGACGTGTACCGGCAAGTCATGATGGCTACCGTCAAGGCCGCCACGGTGGAGGGGATGGATCATCCCCGCGCCCTACAGGTAGCACTCAACCGGTTTGCCGATAAGGGAATAACCGGGTTTGTAGATAGGGGAGGCCGCCGGTGGAGTATCGACGTGTACGCGGATATGGCGGTGCGGACGATGCGGAACAATGTTCGGCAGAAGGGGCACTTGCGAGGCTATGAGGAGACGGGGGTGGAGTTGGTGCGTGCTTCATGGCACCCGGCGTCGGCTCCGCAGTGTTTCCCGTTTCAGAATGAGCTGCTGGCGATTAGTGGCCCGGCGGGGCCTCGTGTGATGGTAGACCCAGGCACGGGTCGTAACGTCACTGTGACGGTTAAGGCAACCCTCCGTGACGCTATCGCCGCCGGATATCACCACGTTAACTGTAAGCATCGTGATGTGGCGTACATCCCGGGCGATAAAACCCCCGAAGCGCCAGAGACCACACCGGAGGAGAATAAACGCCAATACGAGGCTACACAACGGCAACGGCAGATTGAGCGCACCATCCGCCGGTGGAGGAAGCGTGAAGCCGTCGCCCTCACCCCTAGTGAAGCGGCCCTCGCTAAGCGGAAGGTAAAGGACTGGCAGGCGGCGCAGCGCGAACACGTTAATTCGTACTCGTTCCTCTCACGCTTCTACCACCGCGAGCAACTCCGCACGAACTGACCGCACACACACCCGGGGCATACTCCCAATCGTGGAGCGGACAGGAGCCGTCCACGACGAACTCACAAGCACAGTTACGGGAGGACTCATCACAATGGCCGATGAACAGGCAACCAACACGACCTCAGACCAGCAGGCGGACACCACGGGGGAGGACACGACCAACACCCAGGAGGTGCAGGCCGAGGACACCACCCCACACGCCGAAGAAAACGACACCCAGGGCAGTAAGTCTGACCAGGGCGACTTCGATGTGGAAAAGGAACTCCGCAAGCTGCGTAATGAGGCCGCTGCACGCCGCACCAGCCTCCGTGATGAGGAGAAGAAGAACGCGGAACTATCCAGCAAGTACTCTGAACTCAACTCCAAGTTTGAGGAAATGCGCGGCTTCCTGGCAAAACTCTCCGGCGTTGAGGAGGAAGCAACCCCGGAGGAAGTCATCAACTCCTACAAGGAGAAATTGGAAGCCCAAGAGCAGGAGAACCGGCAGCTCCGTGAGACCACCGCACTGAATGCGGCGGTCTCCAAGGCTAAGGGTGACCCTGCCCTCATCATCCCGTACCTGCGAGGTTCCAACGCGCTTGCGAACCTCGACCCGTCCGCCGAAAACTACACCTCCCAGGTGGAGAAACTCGTTCAGGAGACGGTAGACGCTAACCCGAAGCTACGCGCCCAGGCGGCACCCGTATCCTCCGGTAACACGTCTAATCCGACCGATAACAGCGGCCCGAAAAAGTACACCGTTGACGACCTCGACGACATGAGCGCCGAGGAAATCTTCGAGTTGACTAAGCAGGGCAAGCTGGAACACCTCTACAAGAACTAGGAGACATAATCAATGTCCGTTGAGAATTTCATTCCTAAGCTCTGGGCACCAAGCCTGGAAGTCCCCTACCAGAAGTCCCTCATCTACGCGCAGCCGGAAATCGCCGACACTCGCTTCCAGGCCATGCTGCAGAACTCCGGCGATACCGTCCACATCAACACCATCGGCTCCGCCAACATCAAGGAGCACGACCGTACTCAAGACCTGGAGTACGACGATGTTGAAACCACCGACGTTAAGCTGGTGATGGATACCGAGCGCTACTACGGCTTCCGCGTCAACGACGTGGACGCTATCCAGGCCGCAGGTGACTTCCGTAACGCCGCCACTAGTGAGCATGGCTCCGCAATGGCTAACGAGGTGGACACCGACATTGCGAAGAAGCTCAAGGAGGGTGCGGGCAAGAAGCTGAACACCGTCCCCATCTTCGATGGTGCCGACTTCTACCGCCCGAACGACAACCAGATCACCGCGTGGGACGCTCTCCGCCGCATGGCGCTGGAGCTGAATAAGGTGTCCGCACCGACCTCCCCACGCTGGGTTGTTGTCGGCCCGAACTTTGGCTCCGCGCTTCTGGCTGACCGTCGTGTAACCCAGGCTCACGCCGCCGGTACCGACATCGTGGCCCGCAACGGCCTCATCTCCACCCTGCCGCAGCTGGGCTTGAACATTTACCAGTCCGTCAATGCGCCAACCACCGCGGGTAAGGAAACCATTATTGCTGGTGTTCAGGGCGCCCTGGCGTACGCCTCCCAGCTCCGCACACTGGAAGCATTCCGTGACCCGGATCGTTTCGGCGACATCGTGCGTGGCCTTATGGTGTCCGGTGCTGCCGTGGTTCGCCCGAAGGGTGTTGTCACCCTCGATGCGGACGTGAAGGAAGGCACCCTTGGTGGTGGCGGTGGTACTGCCGTCGACGCCGAGATGTAAGGCTTGTTTGAGCCTGCTATCGCCGCAGGGGTGAGGGGTGCTGCTGGCTGGAGTCCAGTAGGGCCGGTGCACTGACTTTCCTCTGTGAGTTTGGCGGGGAGGGAGAGATAATCATCACGTGCCGTTAGGTGACGCCACCAGACAGTGGCGTGGCGCGTATAGGTGATTATTTCCCCCTCCTCGCTTTTCTTGTATCTAGATGACAATAATCTTTTGGGAGGCCCGCTTATGCGGCTACAGATGAACTACATTGACAGAACAGAACTCCTCAACGATGCCGACACTGACCTCTATGAGGAGCTGGAGGATGCCCGCCTCGACCGTCTCATTAATTACGCTTCCATCCTCATGCGGCGGGCAACACGCGGCGCTATCTATGAGGTGGACGAGGCCGGGATGCCTACTAACCAGTTCGTGGTGGACGCGTTTAAATACGCGACGAGTGCGCAGATTCAAGCGTGGGTGGATGCTGACCTCCTTGACGAGTTGGAGACCGGCGGCGCTACAGCGGAGGCTATCGTATCCTCCTCCACTAACAACGGCTCTTCCATTACGCTGGACTATTCAGAGGCCACCGAGGCTCGGTCGCTGCTCCTCAATGGTGGTCTGGCGTTGGGGGCGCAGTTGATTCTGGATGATGCGGGCCTCCTCTCCGGCAAACCATGGCTGGCGGTGTAAGCATGAGCAGGCGCAGCAAAACCAGTGATACGCTCCGTGACCTCTGGTTCCGGCATGAGGTTCAGTTACAGGGGGAGGAAATCCGCACCATGCGTGGCACCACATTCAAGCCGGGGGAGACGGTGAAAGCATCCATCAACATGGAATCGCACCGCGCCCTTAATCAGCACGGGGAAGAGGTATTAGCCGCCGGTACCATCAACTGGGATGTGGACGGGCCGCTACCCGAGCCGGGGGATGTGCTCACCCTGCCGGATGATTTCGGGGCGAAACCCCAACGCAAAGTGGTGAGCGCACGCCGCGCCTACTCCGGCACAGGCCTCACCCCCGACCACGTGGAGGTGACGATCGTATGACTCTCCGCTGGAAAGGCGACGCGGTAAAGAAGCAGATTCAAGCCGGGGCGCAGCGCGGTGTTACTTCGGCGGCGCAGGTAGTGGAGGCCGCAGCCGTACCACTCACCCCGCTGGGCGAGACGGGTAACCTCCGCCAATCCGCCAGCACAATACCCGCCCAATCATCCGGTAGTGAGGTGGCAGGTGGTGTCCGGTATGGGGGACTGCCGTACATCCGCCGTCAGCATGAGGAGACCGGCTGGAATCACCCGAGGGCCGGGCAAGCCAAATATTTGGAGACAGCGAAGAATGAGAATGCGGACAGGGTTGCGCAGGTAATCCGGAACCACATCAAGGGAGGAATCTAAACCCAATGGCCGAGTTTCATCAAGACAATACGCGGCGGGCCTCGTACCGGCAGACCGTGGTCTACGACATCGCCGAGTACCTCGCTGACTGTGGGGTATGCGCCCGACCCGGTGTAAACCAGCGTGAGGTGAATGGTGTACCGGCGGTGTTTGCGTACCGGCTGGAGGATAACCCAGACCGCGCCCTCACCATCTTCAACATCATCATTGATGAGAGCGTGTCCGACTCCAACCCAAACCTTCGCTTTAGTCTCGCGTTCCGTGGCGCACCCCGCGACCACAACACCCCGCTCGATGATGCCGCCGAGGCTTACAAGCACCTCCACGACCTCACGGATATTGACCTGACCGCACACACGCGACTCCTATCCTGCAGGAGGATCATCAATGATCCACCACTACTGGACAGCAATGATCGCTGGCACGCCGTAGACACCTACTCGGCCACGCTGGCAGCACCCAATCCGACCGACTCTTAGGAGCGCACAGCAATGGCTAACACCAAGTTCGCGACTGCTCCCAACTCGTGCGAGCTGAATAAGCAGCTCAACCGAGGCTGGGCACTACAAGTCAAGCCCGTAGGTGCCGACTCGGCAGAATACAAGTTTGTTCGCGGCGTCACCTCCCTCTCCCCAAACATCGAAACCCAGACCGTTGATGCATCCGACATTGACTCCAACGGCTGGACATCCGAGGAAAAGACCTCCCGTTCCCTGACCGTCTCGGTTGAGGGCCAGTTCGCCCGCAAGGGTGACCTCGACCTCCTCACCGAGGATCAGCAGCTCCTCAAGGCTACTGGCGAGGAACTCGGCGCAGACGGCAAGGTTGACTTCCGTGTATGGCGCACCGACATTGATGAGGGCTGGGAGGGCACCGCTACTAACAGCTTCACCTCCGGCTCTGGCGGCGCTAACGACCTCCGTACGTTCACCTCCGACTTGAAGTCCTCGTGTGAGCCGACCCGTATTCACTCCGTGAAGAAGGGTTCGGAGCGTAAGGCGTCCGAGCCGGTGGATGTGGAGGAACTCCTGAAGATTATTCACCCGCAGGGCGTGCCGAACGTCTCCACCGGTGATGAGGAAGAGGAGTCCGCGGGTTCCATTGATGATTCTCGCGGTGAGGAAGAGGCCGGTTCCGAGGGGGATACCGACTCCGAATCCCTGGCCGCCTAGTCACGTAATACGCCCCATTGGGGGTTCGTAGTCACAGGGCAAAGGCCCGCACGAGGAAACACCATCCTTGTGCGGGCCTTTACTCATACCCCTGACCGCAGTCCACCAGGCGGCAGACTTAATCCCCGTACACGACAACCAACCATTTGGGAGGCAACCCGCATGACCGACTTCGGACAACTCGACGAACAGCTCGACGAGTACGACATCGCATTCACCTTCAAGGGCGAGGACTACAAGGTCACCCCAACGGCGGAGCAAGTCCTAGAGTTCCACCGTGACTACTACAACGCCCGCAAGGCAGATGAGGATTCCGGCATGGGCGTGTGGAAGCGCGTAGCGCCGCTCCTCGGCTCCAAGTTCAACCCCAAGACCGCGAAGATTAGTGGCGGCATCCTCGAACAAATCATGGAGGCTGGGGCCACCTATAGCCAGCTGGAGCGCCTCGTATCCGCCGTGCACTTCAAGTACGTGCAGGGTGATGACCTGGCTAAGGCGTATTTTGAGACTGGCGAGCTGGGAAAAGCAGTGGATATTCTCAAGCAGAAGAGGAACGACTCCCAGCAAGACTAGATGATCCTGAGGGGTGCTGGCGTGACCAGTGGGATAGGCTACGCCGCGACCCCGACGGGTGGGCATACGCCGAAGATAGTGACCTCTGGTACAACCCCTACGCGGGGGCCTACTCGGAGAACGATCCCGGCGGCGGCCCGCCAGACCTCTACATCCTAGAAACATTTGGGGAGTATGTTCGCGAGTGGTGGGCGGAGCAAATCCAGCCTAAACCCGATGTGGACGAATCCCTACTCACATGGCCGTCTTTACTCTCCAGGTGGGATGATATAGAGACGGACTTCCAGCACTTTTTTAGCATCGATTTTGGATCAGGCGTTCTATCCGACCGCAGGTGGCGCTGGTTCAGAATACGGTTAGTACGCCTCCTAAGCGAAGACACCGCGCTTGCTCGCGGGTTGGGGCTGCGGAAAACACCAACGCTAAAAAAGGAGCATTAGCATGGCTGCGCTTGACCTCGGAGATCTCGGATTCACAATCACCGTAGACACTGGCGACTTCGACCGCCAGATTAGTCAGGTTGAGCAGAAAGCCCGGCAGGCTGACAAATCATTCGAACGCCTATCCCGAAAGACCATTGCCCCGAAGTCTGATACGGGCGGGGTGGAGAAGCTGGAGCGCTCCACACGCAAGGCAGATAGTGCGCTAGATAAGACCTCGAAGAAGAAGGTCGCCCCACAGGCAGATACGTCGGGCGTGGATAAGATTCAATCCTCCACCGCCGCCGCTTCCTCCGAGCTGGATAAGGTAGCAAATAAGCGCGTGTCGCCTCGTGCGGACTCCGCGCCTCTGGAGCGGGCCGCAGGGGCGGCTAAGGAGGCCTCCTCCAGCCTTGACCAGACTGCCGCCTCCGTATCCCGTGTGGGCGGTGAGTTTGATTCCGCCGGGGCATCCACGGATACGTTCTCCTCCAAGCTGCGAAATAATGTCGGCAAGCTTGGTGGTTTTGCCGCCGGTATTGCTGGTGTGGCGGGCGCCGCACAGGTCATGCAGAACGGCTTCTCTAAGGTCACCTCCATTGAGGATACGACCAAGGCCCTGGGCGTGATGATGGGGTCGGCTGATGAGGCCTCCGTCTACATGGATAAGCTCGTCGAGTCGAACATGCGCTCCACCTATTCGTTCGACGCGTGGGCTAACGCGGGTAAGACCCTCGTCGCCTTTGGTATTGAAGCGGAGCAGGCTAATCAAACCGTCACCGCCTTGGGTGAGGCCGCCGCCGCCACAGGCAAGGGTGAGGAAGCCCTCCTCAACATGTCGGATGCCTTCGGTCAGGCCGCCGCCTCCGGCAAAATCTCGATGGAGACCCTAAACCGCCTCGCCGATGGTGGTGTTCAGGGCCTCGCTATCCTCGCAAACCACTTCGGTGTCACCACCGAGGAAATGCAGAAGATGGTCTCCACCGGCGCGGTGCCAGCAGAGGAGGGAATTAAGGCCCTCACGGACGGCATCATTAACGGTTCGGAGGGCGCCGCGGGTTCCGTGCAGTCCCTCTCCGGCGTTATGGGTGAGATGGCGGAGACCACCTCAGGCACCCTGAAAAATATGGGTGCGGAGCTAAACAACACAGCCGCCGCCGTGTTCGAAAAGCTATCCCCTGCGATTAAGGCCGGTGCAGAGAAAGTCCGCGTGTCCGCCCAGGGCATGACCCGGTGGATTAAGGATATTGACGTGTCGCCCATCGTATCGATGGGTGAAGCTGTGATGAACCTGCCTGACCCGATTAAGGATGCGACTAAGGCCATTGTGGCGTTGAAGGTTGCGCAGGCGGCGCTTAACACCACGATGGGGCAAAATGCCGCTGGAAAAATGACGGCGTTCAAAACCGCCGTTGTGGACACTGGCAAGGGCGTCCGAGACCTCAAGACCTACTACCGTGCCACGGGCCGGGAAATCTCCACGTTCACTGCCGCTACTCAGCTCGCGGCGACTAGCCAGAACTCCGCCTTGGCGGGCATGGGTGTCGCCTATAATAATGCGGCTAATAGTGGTAAGAAATTTGCTCGGTCTACCGGCGTAGTTAAGGCCGGTATGTCCGGCATTAAGAGCGCCGCCGGTGGTGTGGTAGACGCTTTAGGCGGCCCGTGGATGATTGCTATGGGCGCAGCCGCCTTTGCCGTCACTGAAATTGTCGGCGCTTCGAAGCGTGCTAGTGATGCGCAGGCGAAGTTTACTGAGACTACCGGCGAAGCAGATTCGGCGCTCCTACGTCTCAACGCTAGTTTGGCTGGCACTAAGGGCGCTTTGAATGACCTACAGATGGAGGATCTGGGGAAGGTCGCCCAAGGCGCGGTGGCTGATATTGAGCGCGTCGGGCAATCCCTAGATGGGTTCTTCGCCAAGCTGGATAAAAACCAGTTAGGTCTTTCCCCTGACGAATTAGCTGGCATGAATACCATGCAGATCAATCACGAACTGCAGGTGATGGGCGACTCTTTCGACATGATCAAGGGGAAGCTGGAGGATAATGGCCATGCGTGGGATGATTTGGGCCGTATCGTCGCTGAGGGTGGCAGCGAATACCAGCAGATGCTTAGTGAGCTGGAGAATACCGGCGGGAGTTTCTGGAATAACAACGAAGAAGCAGGCCGGGTCGCTGCGGATAGGCTCCGGGAGGCCCGCGAAAAGGCCTTAGAGGCGGCGGAGGCCGCCCGTGACCTTGACCCGGCTGCCGCGCAAGCCGCTGCTGGTATCAGCACCCTAGCGGACTCATCCGCCTCCGCTGAGGATAAACTTTCTGCCCTGAAATCGACCATGCAGGCTATGGGCCTCATGGCGCAGACCGCCGACCAAGCCAACATGGAGGCAGCCCAGCACATTGAAGAGTTGGGCCAGAAGATGGAGGGTATCGCCAAGGCCGAGTTCGGGTTGGGCGAGTCCCTTTTCAATGGGGAGAAGCTGGACTACACGAACCAGAACGCCCGCGCCCTTTCGGACACGCTGGGCGATATGTCGAACCAGCTGATGAATGTTGCCACCAGTGGTGGTGACATTAGTGGCATTTGGGAGCAGATGTCACCCCAGCTGGATAATCTGCGTGAGCAGATGGGGCTGACTGGTGCCGAGTTTGATGAGCAGTGGAGCCACGTCCTTGAATCTTATGGCCTCGCCCCCGAGGTTATCCGCACGCTAGTGGAGCTGGATGGTGCTAGTGAAGCGGTGCAGTCCCTGGGGAATATTTGGACGGCGCTGTACCCGCTGGAGGAGGGCACTAAGGTTCGGGTTGACCCGCCGGACGGTGATGTTCTCAAGGCGATGGACGAACTCGGCATTAAATACGAAGAGATTAAGAATGATGCCGGTGAAGTAATCCAGTACGATATCACCGCCCCTAATGACAAGGTTATGGGCGATTTGGAGTCCATCACCGCGAAGATGGCCGAGATTGATGATGAATCCATCACGATTGAGACCATCATGGATACCACCCCGCTGGAGTTCGGGGCGGATGAAGCACGGGCGATTGTCGACCAGCTGGATATTCAGGAAGCATCTCCGACGGCGCAGCTACTCATTGACCAGCTCCTCGCCAATGGTGAGATCGCCCGGGGTGATTTGGAGTACCTGAACCAGCAGTCCCCAACGCCGGTCGCAGGTTTGGATAAGCTCCTTCTCGACGCGGGCGTGGCCGATGCTCACAGCCAGCTGAATGATGTGGATAATCACAGCACCAACTCGAAGATGAAGGGCGATAACTCCGACGTCATCAGCAAGGGTAATGCTGTTATTAACCTCCTGAACAGCATTAATCCCGTAAAACAGATCACCTTCGTTGGTAAGAAGATTGGCGAGTGGTTCGGCCATGAGCATGGCGGCCGTGTCGGTGTACCCGCCTTTGCGGAGGGTGGGGAGATCCCCGCGCTTGCCGCCGGTGGATACCCCGGGGTGCGAAGCGTTGGCCGGGACTCCGGCTACAAGCTCCCACGAAGCGGCCCCGGTACCGAGCAGGTAGACGGCTTCCTCGGCGTGAATGGTATGGGGCAGGCGGTGGCCCGCGTCAACGCTGGCGAGTGGGTCATCAATAATAACTCCTCCGACCGGTATCACCACACCCTGCAGGGCATCAATACGAACAACCCGCGGATGATTCTGGCGGGCCTCGCGGCGGAACTCCCCGCCCTCGCCGACGGTGGCCGCACTAAGTCCGCCGACGTGATTGAGCAGCTACAGCCCTACAACAATGGGCCGTACGTGATGGGTGGATTCTCCCCATCCTCTATGGACTGTTCTGGCGCGGTGTCCGCCGTCGTAAACACGTGGCTGGGCTTGAACCCATTCGATTCCCGCATGTCCACCGTCACCGAGGGGTCGTGGCTTGCCGCAAAGGGCTTCGAGAACGGGCGCGGTAACGGCAATGAGCTGGTTGTTGGCTGGTACGACTATGGCGGAGGTGCGAACGGTCACACCGCCCTCATGCTGCCTGACGGCACCTACATTGAATCCGGCGGAAACACTGGCCAAGGCTTCACCATTGGTGGTGCCGCAGGCCCACTCGATGGGCGCGGCTTCACAAACTTCATGTACCTGCCTAACTCCGGTGATGAGGAGGCAGGCCCCACGGGAGACGGTGGCGTCACCATCAACGGTAACGGCACCGATTTGGATATCGGTGACTTCGGTGGCGGGGCCTCCGGCGGTGGTGGTGGGGCTAAGCGCGCCTCCCACTCCAACATCTCCGCCCCAACGGCGGGGAGCATGTTCGACGCGCCCGGCCTGGCATCCAACCGACCCGGCGCAACCATCGGTAGCGGTGTACCGGCGGCTCAAAAGAACCAGGCGTACGCCCTCGCCGAGCAGGCAGGCATCCCTAAGTGGCAGGTGGATAATGCCCTGAACTTCGCCAATCCATTCGTGGGGCAGAACTCCTACCGTGACACGATGGGGGAGCCAGCGGCACAGCAGATCCTCTCCGTCGCGAAGCAGCTAGAGGATGCCATTGGGCAGGGCGGTATTGAAGCCCAGGTGGCCGCCGCGCTTGATGTCAAAACCCCGAACTGGGACGTGTGGTTGCGCGTCAATGATGAAACTATTGATGCGTTCAACCAGCTGGGGGAGGCGCAGGCCGACCGTAAGAACGCATCGATGGATATCACGGAGGCGGAGGAGAAACTCGCCGACCTCCGTAAGCGCGCCGTAGAGTCCGACGAGGAAGCAACGGATAAGCTCGCCGAGGCCTACAAGAACCTCGATAAGGCCAAGGAGAAGGACATCTCCCGTTCCTACACGCAGGAGCGGAAGAATGAGGATATTGAGAAGGCGGAGAAGAAGATCCGCGAACTCAAGGAGAAGAGTTCTGATAATGAGGTTAAGGCGGCGCAGCAGATTGCGGAGGCCGAGCAGGAGCTAACCGAAGCCCGCGAGGCGGAAGAGAAGGCCATCCGTGAGCTGGAACAAGCGCAGATTAAATACAATACTGCGCTGGTGATGGCACCGATTAAGGCCGTCGCCTCCCTCACTGACCACATCGCCGACGGTTTAGGCACCGTCGCGGACACCCTCGGCCTCATGGCCGAGAACATGGATCGGGCAAACGCGGTTGCGGACGCCCGCCAGCAGTCCGAACTGGATAACATCAACGCACAGAAATCCGCGATGGATGCGGCCCAAGCATTACGTGAGCTGGAGCGGGAGGGTGCTAATGCCCGCCATGCGGAGGTGCTGGCGCAGCAGCAGGCCGAGTTCGACCTCGCCATGGCCCGGCATGACCATAATGCGGAGTACGCAGACCTTGAGGTGAATCTTGCTGATATCCGCACTAAGGGCATCCTCGACGTGTCCCAGCGGGCGCTGGATACTGACCGGCTGGCGATGCTCTCCGCATCGAGCGTGGCGGTGGCAGAGAAGCAACTGGAGCTGACGCGTGCCGAGGCGGCGCAGAATGAATGGAAGCGCCGCATCCAGATGGAGGAGGCCACCTTTGAGCTGAATTACCAGCAGGAGATGGCCCGCATCCAGAATGAGCGTCTTAAGGTGGCGACGCAGGAGATGGCGAACGCCGCAGCAGAAGCCGCGAATATGCTGGGCGTGTCCGCCTCCGCTTTGGCTCGGGAGCAGCAGGGTAAGCAAAAGCAGGCTAAGGGTGCGGCTGGAATTATTGGTGGTTTGGCACAGCTTGCTGGTGCTGGTGCTATGGCCGCCGCCACGGGCGGGGCTGCACTCCCTGCCGCCATGGGGCTGGGTATCGCTGGCTTCAAGGCGCTGGTTGAGGGTAGTACCAGTGTGGCCGAGGGCCGTGCGCAGGAGAAGGCCTACAAGGATCAGGCGCGGGAGGAGTACAACAAGCTCTCCCCGGATGATAAGCGTCGCGTTGATGCCGCCCGCGGTGGTCTCGTGGCGGGTGCTTTGGCTGGCGGTGCCGTGGGCATGGCTGGCGGCACGATGGAGGATGTCGGCAACATGTTCGACGCCACCTCCGGCGCGTTTAATCTCCCGCTGTACAAGAAACAGATGGAGAACAAGTACGGTGCCGAGGCGGCGGAGTTAATGACGGCTAAGGCCAAGGCGGAACTCGACCGGCAGCAGCGGAAGGCCGAGATTGAGCGGGCGCGGAAGCAGTTCGACCTCAAGCAGGAAACCAACCCGCAGGCCGACATGCTCGCGGAGATGCGCGATACCCTACAACGCCAGCTGGATGAGTTGCAGCAGGAGAATAAGCAGCTCGCAGGGGTGAATGACAAGCTCGACCGTGGCAACAAGTCGGTGCTCATGTCCATTGGCGGTTCCGGTTGGGGCGCTGATTCCTCGGAAGGCATGATGCTTTCGCAGCGTGAGCGCGGCTTCGGTGAGATTAGCCGCGAGGACGTTGGGGCATGGTCGTCACTCAATGTTGAGAACGGGTGGAACGCTAACGCCCTCATGCGCCCGATTGTGGACAGTATGGCCGATACGGCGGCGGACGCGGCAGCGGCTGGGCGTGGCCTTATTGAGGGCCTGCCGGAGACTGTCGCGGATGGCCTCTACGCCAAGCAGCTTGGTGGCTCGGATGTGGTGCCGGGTGCGCTGAATGCGGCGCAGCGCTCCAGCATGGCGAGCGAGGAGGCCCGCCGCCAGGCCGCCTATCGTGATGCGGCCAACCGCGTGTTCGAAAGCATGGGCGGTGGCGACACCACCAATATCGACACGCAGTTCACAGGTGCGGTGACGGTCAATGCCCAGCTGGAGGACAAGGTCATGGCCGGGCTGTCGAGCATGGTTAAACAACGTTAAATAAGGAGCTTATTTATGAGCCGCGTATGGGATAAGAAATTTCGCCTCACCTTGTGGGGTGTGGATGGTGAGCCGGTGGCGCTATCCCGCCCGGGGCGGAGGCGTGAGGGCATCTTCTTAGAGGATGTGCCGGAGGGCCTGTCCGGGTTCGGGAAGAACCATATTTGGGATGATGCCGCCGGTGTATGGCGGGGCATGCGGACGGATACGAACAGTATCAAGCTGGATGTGCTGGTGAAGTCCCGTGATGTGCGCGGTACGCTCGACCGGTTCCTCACAAGCTTGGGTGACGGGTCGAAGCCCCTCGGCCTCTCGGTCACCTCGGCGGAACATGGCTACCGATGGCTACGGGTGCGACCGTCGGATGTCTCAAGGGTGAAGTGGTTTCAATCCCCCGGCGGTGCGCGGTTCGCTAAGGTCGCGGTGCAGCTGGAGCTAGTAGGGAACACCAGCCGCCGGTTCACCGACCGGATAGAACTCGACTCCAATAGTGAGTTCGGCAAGGTCTCATTCCGCATCGACGGCGACCAGGATGTGTGTCCGAAATTCACCATCACCGGCCAGCATGAGGGCGTGAAGCTCCGCCTGACCGCTGCCGATGAATGGCAAGAATTACCTCATACCGCCGAGGGCTGGGCCATTGACTCGCACCCCCAACGCCGTCACGTCACCGACCGATCTGGCAAACCAGACTTTAGTATGGTCGTGCCATTCTGGCCGATGCCGGTAGAGAACCGGAATCACGTAGGGGAGGTGGAGGTGCAGGCGACCCGCCCCGGTGATGATTTTAAGCTGACCATCGAGTGGATACCGGAGTTTAGTCGAGCATGGTAGTGAAGCACACCCCTCGTCATGAGCAGATTGATTCCCGCGTGTGGGATCCGTTTATGTCGAGGTGGTGGCCGCTTGCCCCGTGGCGGGAGGTGAGCCTGCAGGCGCGGGCGGACTGGACTGTGGATACGGGGCGGGTGACGCTCGGGGCGGATCACCCGCAGCTTGGTTTACTCCGCCGCTGTCGGCACATTCCCGTACCAATCACATTCACCATCAACGGTGTTCACTGGGATGGGTATGTGGAGTCGGTAGAGACTGGGCAGAATGACGATGGTACGCAGTACGCGCAGGTGAATCTATGGTCGGAGCACAAGCACTTCCACCGCATGTTGGCGCGCTCGACGGTGACGTCGGCGGCGGACTCCTCGGCGGATACGGTGAACACTCACATTGGTGAGCTCACACATCGGCTGGTGTCGAGCGGGGCGGTTCGTACCGGCCTCCCAACCTACGTGCTGGTGGAGTCGGAGGGTGACCCGGTTGAGGTGGAGGTGCGCACCGAGGATTACGTAGCCGACGTGCTGGATAATCCACTATCGGGGTCGGATTCGTTTGTGGAGGTGCGGAAGCTCCTACCGGGGCAGGAAGTCCCAGGCCGTGGGGTGGCGAAATTCTACACGGGTGTGATGGAGCGCCGTTGGGCGCAGAAGCAATTGACGCGGGGGATGTGGCCTAACGCTACGGCGGGGCCGCGTATCGTCGGCGCGGAGCTAGAGATGGAATCCCCGTCAATGCCGGATAACTCCTGGCATGGTGAGGGGCAACTACAGGATGGCGCCGTATTAGGGGAACCAAAGTCGGGTATTTGCTGGCTGCCGTTTGAAACCTTAGTAGAGCGCCCTATCGGGTATTACGACAAGCTCGACCCGGCGGAAGTATTCGTCACCAGTCGTGAGGAGGTGCGTGGCGGGCCGGGTGCCCGTGCTCACCGCCCGCACTTCGTAACCCACTGGGGGAAGGGCACTTTTGAGGATGGGCGTGTGGGCAAGCTGGAGGCGTGTGCCGAGGCAGGATTGCTACGCACCCCGGAGGGGGAGAAGCTCCAATCCACCGCAGCCGCATACGCCTACATCAACGAGGGTGAGGCCTACGCATGGAAAGAAGGCGTGGAGTGGGTACTAGCTACCCCAGTCGCTTTCGAGGCTGATAATGCCCACTACCGGGCCGAGGGAGACCAGCAGCGGCAGGTTCCTGGCACGCTCGTATGGCAGCATCAAGGCCGTGACCGGCGGGGTGTCGTATTCTCATCCGCCCCCGGCGGTGGGCTAAGAAAGTGGTCGACGACGGAGACGGGGCCGGATGGGGCCATGCTCATCGGTGGTGGGCAGCTGGATGCGCAGACTATCGCCGCCCTAGAGTCCGGCGTGCTGCAGCCTAAGGGCACCGTGGGGAGGATGGATGCGGAATCCGCCTCCGCCTATCTGCCTACCTCCTCCGGTTTCCCTAGTGAGGTGGAGAAGCTGGATATTGATGTGCAGCCTCACGCCACGATTGATGGCACCGAGGTGTCATTCAGTAAGGCGGGCGGGCGTGTAAACATCGCTCAGGCAGGCCCGTTCTTCCTCCGCGAAAAGTACATGAACCTTTCCTCGACCGGTGGTACGAATCCGACGGCGGAGATAGCCCGCGAGTGGGCGCGCTCCCAAGGGACCACCGCGATGAGTCTCGCCCCCGGCCATCATCAAACCGTTGTCTTTGGTGATGATGTGACCCTGCCGGATGGGCGTGTAGTGCCGGGTTGGAAGCCGGGCGATCGTGTGAGTTTCGTGGATAAGGACACTCGCGTATCGGAGGTCATAATGGGCTACACGCTTAAATCTTCCTCCACATCGGTGCTTGAGGTGGAACCCATTCTCGGTCGTGAAGAGAACGGCGTCATGGCTTCACTGGAGCGGAAGATGCAGGCGCAGGAGAAAGCGGGTCGTAAGGCACTCCTCGCCCCCTCCCGCAAGGTGCCTAAGGGTGCGGTGAAAGCGATCGTGGATGATTCCGCTAAGCCCCTACAGGAGTCGATGGGTGACCTATCTGCGGAGATTGCTAAGACCGTAAAGCAGGCGGACTTCTCTCAGTATGATGCGCAGCTCCAAGCCCGCCTATGGGGCCATCAGGGTGAGTTCAACTCCATCACGAACGAGTTCCGGTTGAAGCAGGAGCAGATTAATGAGGCGAACGTCAAGATTCAGGAAGTCCTCGCGGAAAACATCGCCTTAAACCGGAAGCTTGCGGAGGCGAACCAGCGCACCTCGCAGGCCAATAGGCGGGCCGATGAGGCCCTGCAGTATGCGCAGGAGTCCATGTCTCGGGATATGACTCGTATGCTGTATGCGGCGAAAGAGCAGGCGGTGTGGGATTCTCATATCCGTATCGATATGCCCCGGTTCAGTCGCACGCTCAAGATTGAGGGCAAGGGGACTTGGTCCGGGTCGGTTATCGCGTCCGTGCAATACGATAATGGCGCGCTTTACCGTGAGGAGCTGACGATGTTTAACGGCCGAGTTCTGGAGGTCAAATTGCCGCTAGGCTCGGTGAATAATGCGATGGTGATGTACCAGATTCACACCGGCGGAGGATACGGCGGCGGCTCCTCCAATAACTAACCGCAAGCGCGTTTGGCTCATAATTTCTTCCATATCGCAGCGTCTATAAGGGAGGCGATGATGGAGGAAATTAGCGGCAGCCTTAAAGGCCGATTCGTTGATGATGATGATATTGTCCGCACTGGTCGGGCGATTATTGAGATCAATGGGTGGGACTTTTTGCATGTCCCTATCCCGGTTGGCCTATCGGGGAAGTTGAAGTCGTTTGAGTCAGCGATGGATTCGCGTTTGGTGAAGTCGCGTAAGGATGCGGAGGCGGCGGCTTCATCGGCAGGTGAGGCTGCTGATTCTGCCGAGGAGGCTCGGGGGTCGGCTTCTGCGGCGGAGGCTTCGGCTGGTCGTGCGTCGGGGAGTGAGTCGGCGGCAGCGGAATCGGAGTCTGCCGCCCAGGGCCACGCTAAGACTGCCGAGGGGCATGCCAATGCGGCGCAGGAGCAGGTTTCGTTGGCTCGGGGGCAGGCTGAGGCTGCGTCCGCGTCGGCTGATACGGCCCGCGAGCAGGCCACTACGGCGGAGGGGCATGCCTCTCGGGCGCAGCAGTCTGCGGAGGAGTCGGGGCGTGCTGCTGACCGTGCTGAGGGGGCGCGGGGTGAGGCCCGTGCGGCGTGGGATGGTGCTAAGGAAGCCCGCGATGCCGCCCAGGGTCACGCGTCCACGGCTGAGGGGCACGCCAACGCTGCCGCGTCGTCTGCTGGTGACGCGGAGGGTGCCGCCGGGCGAGCTGATGAATCCGCGCAGCAGGTGCGAGAGATAGCGGAGTCCACCCATTGGGATGGTGACCAGGTCACCGTCAACGGAAAGCAGTCCCCACACCTCAGAGGCCCGCAGGGTGAGCGTGGCCGACAAGGCCCACCCGGCACCGTCGACGGCATCGACTTTTCCCAGTACGTCACCGTGGATGATTTCCAGAACGCGGATTTGATTCCGCGCTCGGAGTTCACGGAAACGTTGAGTGACGTGGTGCGCGAGGGGGCATCAGCTAATTTTTCCGAAGTCTTCCTTGAAGCTACTGAGGAAATTAAGCCGAGTATCGCGTTTCAAAATAAAAGTGCTCAAGCGAATGTAGTGTTGGGCGAAGATAATCGCTTAGTGCTCACTAATTTCACTGAGGACGCTGACCGTGTGATATCCACGCCTGACCAGTGGGATTTCAACACGCATGTGGACATGCGGGGTAACCAGCTGCGTGGCCTGCCAGCCCCGTCGGGTGATAATCACGCGGCTACTAAGTCCTACGTGGACGGCAAGGCAGAGGGTAAGCAGGATAAGGCCAAGGTGCTTGACCGCCTCGCCCAGTACACGGAAGACGGTGGCACTATCACCCCTACAGTAGGTGCCTCGGGTGCTTTCGTTTTTCCCAAGTGCGTCGTTGTCACTGACAATGATGGGTGGGTAAAGGCCGCTGGTGAGCCTGAAGATGACTGGCACGTGGCCAATAAGCAATACGTTGATTCGCAGGTCAGTGCGGTACGTGACCGTGTAGGCGCGCTGGAATCCGGCGGCGGGGGCGGTGGCTTTTGGGCTGGTACTCAGGCCGCGTATAACCGCGAATCCAAAGATTCGAATACGCTTTATGTGATTACGGGGTGATGGTATGCCTACTGTAAGAACGGGGGACATTAGGGGCGCGTATGTGGGTACGCGTGAGGCGGGGGCGATGCTCATGGGCGATAAAATCATTTGGAATCGCACTGCCCTATATACCCGCACGAATAATAGTGCCCCGGCTGTGCCTGATTGGGCGACGTTTTTCACCGCAATTCTCGTAGGTGGTGGCGCTGGCGGCCAAGCCGGTAATGGTGGTGTCGGCTCGCAAGGCTCCGGCGGGCGTAGTGGTGACGTGCATTTTGCGTCGGATAGTATCCAGCCCGGCTCAAGCCTATCCCTAACGCTAGGCAAGGGCGGTAGTGGCGGGCGTAGCGCATCTTTGGAGTACGGGCGCAGTGGCACTAGCACGACGCTGTCGTATCTAAAATACGGGGCCTCATCCCGGAGTAGTACCAGTGCTGCTGGTGGTAGTGGTATCACGGGTAACCCGACTGCTGGGTCGCCGTATATTACCGCTGGTCAGGGCGGGAGGTATTACTCGTCGCATAGGGGCGGGACTTCCACGATGACTATTGGTAGTGGCGGGCAAGGCAACGCGGGTACCGGCACGAATGGTGGTGGCGGCGCTGGTGGTAATGGTGGATTTTTCAACAATTACACTCCCGGCGGCCGCGGCGGCGACGGATGGTTCCAAATCCAATTCTACGGGGTGGACCCGCTGGCCTACCAGGCGCATACGCAGGGCGGAACGACCGCTGCCCCCCGGAATCGCCGTTGACGACAGGGTTGACGACGGGGAAGAAGCTACTGGAAGCAGTGATGAACGGCACTTCGAACTAGGTGTCACCTACCAGGCAGGCGACGTGGTGACCATTGGGCGTGGGGAGTACCCCGCAGCCGCAGCTGAAGGCACCTACCGTGCTCTGGTGACGCATGAATCGTCGTTTTATCACTACCCGTGGAATGACCCACGCACATGGGAACGCATCAATTAAGGAGAAAAATGGAGACTATTAAGCAGCAAATCCAGGCCCTAGACGAGGCCCGCTTTGCGGAACTACGCCGCTGGATTTTTGATGATGAGGTGCAGCGCCGACAAGCCCTACCCGCCGTACAAGAAGCGGAAGTGGAATTGGTGAAAGACCTAGCCGCGCAGGGTGAGATTACGCGCCCGGAGGTGGCGACTGAGGAAGCCGCGATAAATGGTGATGGTATCGTGCCCGCGTGGCGTGACCCGAGCTCGAAGAAATCCCAGGCCTACATGCGCGGTGATGCGGTACTGGACGAGGGCCGTATCTACATCAACCGCGCCGACGGACTGAATTACGCTCGGCCGTCTTCCCCGGATTCGGGTTGGGAGGTGTACAACCCACCTAAGGAAGACGCGGTGCCGGAGGAGGCCCCGGGCGTGCCAGCGTGGAAAGAACCCGCCAACAAGGACGAGCTCTACCCCGCAGGGGCGAAAGTCACCCACCAGGGCAAGCAATGGCGCTCCACCACCGACAGCAACCGAGCCGAACCCGGTGTAGATGGCAGCTGGGAAGAAACCAGCCAGGAGGCCTAACGGCGGAGCTGTGCCGGTGAGCCCGGCCGGGACGCATGCCATGCTTTGACTTCTTCGGCGTCCCAGAGGCGAATATTGCCGAGGAGGGTGGCAACAAAGGCAGGGGTGCGGTCATTTGCGGAGTAATTTCTCCACGTTGGAGGGGTAACTCCGATGTAGCGGGCGCATTGCTCACCTGGCCAAAGTTCGCGCCCGGTGCCTTTATCAATGATGATAGGGTTCATCGGCGTTCCTTTTTGGCTCGGTCGATTCCGTATCCGATGATGATGAAGGCTGGGGTTAGCCATAAGGTTGCGCCGCCTAGGATGCTAATGAGAGCGGCGCCTGTTCCTATGAGTGTGTATCGCATGGTTGTGTCCTTTCGGTATTGTGGGGGTAGCCCCCCGGTTCTCGATACTTGCTCTATTGAGAACCGGGGTGCTATTTAGCGCTTACGCTCATCGAGCCAGATTGTAATCATGGCCAGGAGCGTTAGCGTCATGATGACGTTTGCATACACGCAACTGTCACCTCCCTCCACTGTTTAGTTGTTTCTTTGTGCCTCTCTCACCGGCACACTATTATAATAACGCTACATAGCGTTATTTGTCAACTTGGTTGACGATAGTTTTTAAAGTATTTTTCACTCAACAATCACCCCCTGACCGCGCAGGTCATGGGGCTATTTTTCATGCCCAAAGGAGGGCAAATTGAAAGACTGGAAAACACTAGAGCCAGACCGGGTACGCCTACTGTCACGACATTTCACGCCCGGGCGCGGCGGACAGAAAATCAAGCACGTCACGATCCACCACATGGGCGGTGTCGGCGGCCTCGACTTTTGCTGGGACATCTGGCAGACCCGCGAAGCCAGCGCACACTACACCGTGTCACCCACCGGAGAAATCGGGCAAGCCGTATGGGACCGAGACACCGCATGGGCGAACCGCAACCTTGACTCGAATCAAAAGACGATCGCCATTGAGCACTCCAACAGCGCTGGGCCCGAGCAAGACTGGCCCATCGGAGAAAAGACGCTGGAAGAGGGCGCTCACCTCGTCGCCGCTATCTGCGTCTACTACAAGCTCGGACGCCCTGTCAGCGGTGGGAATGTGCGATTTCACAGCATTGAGTCCGGTGGATTTACTGAATGCCCCTACCACCTGCGTCCCGGCCACAAGTACCACGACCAATACATCCGCCGCGCCCAAGAATGGTACGACCAAATGACCAACGCGGCACCGACACCGAAGAAAAAGGACACGCCAGTGGCACTCACACAAAAATACTTCACCGACTTCATCACAGGCTATTTAGGCCCGCAGTTTGACGCTATCCAGGAAATTTGGCGGCAGCTACGCGGCCCCGGCGGTAAGGGCTGGCCCCAGCTAGGACAAAACGAAAAAGGCCAGAATTTGACGTTGGTCGATGCGGTCGCGGCACTGCGAGCCGATGTGGCGCGTATCGAGAAAAAGATTGAGGAGAAGTAAAAGCAATGCAGTCTAAGCTGAACCCGGCGGGTTGGGCCCGCCTCATCATCTACGTCATCTCCGGACTCGTTGGCCTGGCCGCAGTTGTAGTCAACGCTCTCGGCATGGGAGACCTTTCCCTACTGCTTGGTACTGTCGCTGGTGCAGGTGCAGCCATCACAGGTGGTACCGCAGCAGCTAATCTGCCTAAGGCCCCGGACCAGTCTCGCACGGGTGGGCTAGAGCTTGAAAAGCTTATGCCTGCGATTCTCGAAATCGCCGGTGCAGCCTCCGCCTACCGCAGCGCTGTAGAGTACCAGCCCAAGCATGAAGCCACCGAGCCGTCGGCCTCCGGTCTGCCGGTCTACAGTGGCCCCACCACAGCAGGGGAGTGATACGTATGGATTCCTGCAAGATGCGCACGTGGCTCACCAGTGATGCCGCTGGCCTCGCCATTATCGGCATATCCGTCATCGTGCGAGGTTCCTCCTACCTGCCGATGATTGTGGACCAGCGCCGTAAGCCAGCGCATTTTTTGGAGACGCTGGCGGAGCCATCCACGTGGTCGTGGGCGTGGCTCACCATCGGCCTTTTCTGCCTGGCCGCCATCCCATTGCGGCACGCCCGCCCCCTGGCCGTTGGCCTGGGCATCGGTATTCATTTCATGTGGGCAGTGTCTTTCATTATCTCCGGTGGGCGCGGGTGGGTCACCGCTATTGGCTACGCCACCATCACCCTTTTGGCATTGTGGGCGTTTGGTAGGGGCCGCGCCCCCGATAAGCTGGAGGTACCCGAGATAAAGGGGGCACCATGACAATCAGCGGTGAGGCCGCAACACTCATAGGCGTTATCGGCGCCGCCATCCTCACCTACCTAGGAACGAAAGTCACAGCCCAAGCCACCCGCGACGCCAAACGCATCGAGTCGGACAAGCCAGAATGGAAAGCGTTCACCGACTCCATCATGCGGCGCATTGACGCGCAGCAGGAGGAGTTGAAGTCCCAGTCTGACCAGATTGACGCTCTTCGTGACCGGGTGGAGTCCCTACAGGAGATTGTGGAGACTACCCGCCGGAAGTATTGGGCTGCTGTTAATGGGCTGCGCCGTATCACTCAAAAGCATGATGTGGAGCTAGATTCCGCGCAGCTCCCGCCCGATGTGCACGATGATGTTATTAACGGATAAACCCCACCCCGCCCCGGGTGGGGTCTTTTCGTCGTTTTAGGGGTCTTTCGGCCGCACCCGATTACCAGCACCCGGTGACTCCCACCCCGGCGGGCGCCGCTTCGCCAATCGATGATGCGCCGTAACGGGCTTCATCCCGACAGAATGGGCGAGGGAACTGATTGATACCGCCGGGTCATCCAGTATGCGGTATGCCACCTGGCACCACTCGCCGATGGTGGCGGTGGACTGTAGGGCAGTAACCTCATCCTCGGTGAGGGGGCGGCCCCGGCGGCGCTGTAGCGATGCCTTTTGTCCCGCCGTGGCACCTGCTGATTTATTCCGCGTCGCTTCGCGTGATGCCTCGATCGCTTTAGTCGGGTCGCGGTATCTATCTAAATCGGCTAAATGCTGGTCGCGGTGCTCATCCCAAGAGCGGCGCATATTCTCCCGCACAGAGCGGGCCGCCAAAGGCCGCTTAGCGTGCAGCCCATGCGCCCGCCTATAGTCCGCTACTCGCATTTTGTGCCCCATCGCGATATGGGTCGAGAGGTGCTTGTATCGCTTGCCGCACTCATGGCAGAGCAAGCCACTATCGTCCTCATCTATGAGGCCGTAGCGGCCGTGCCCGTCCGTGTCACCTACCTGCATCATCGGCCCATTTTCGAGATAGCCTGGCGACTAATTCCAGCAGCCCGTGCCACCTGGGATTGCGTAGCGCCAGCAGCTAGCGCGGCGCGGATAGCGCGGTCTCGCTCCTGCCGTAGGCCCTCGGCTATATCGACCGCGTACTGGTACTCGCTCGCGGCGTCTTCCAGCGCGAAGAGCTCTTTTTGCCCTAGGTCACCAGCGGCGCGGGCGCTTTTTACCGCCCCGATGAGGAAATCGGTATCCTGCTCGCATATCGCATCCTCATCAATGCTCCGCCCGTCAATGTCCTCTACCTGCCCGATGTAGGTGCGCAAAATATCCACAGCTGCGTCGGTGTCCATATCGAGCATGTAGTGCAGAGTATCTCCGAGGCGATGAATGTCGGTGCCATCCTCCTCGCGTAGGGAGACAGTGGGCACATCCCAGATCATGCGGGCCATGCCCGTGAGAATATCGCCGGTGAGGGCGCGGGGCACAATCGGCACCTCATCGTCATCAAGTTCCGATTCATCGCGTGGATAGACCGCTTCGAATTGGTCTAGGTAGTCGCCGTATTGGGGGTCGCGGCGATTCTCCTCATGAAAATCGATGAGCTTTTTGCGCAGGTCTTCGAGCGTATCGCCGGTGAGGGTGAAAGATTTATTCGGGGTGGTGAGGGCGTACATGAAAATGTCCTTTCCGGAGGTGGGGTGGTAGCGCCAGGGGTGGCGCGGTGCCTAGCGGGGGAGTCGAACCCCCGCGGGTGACCATCTAGGCTAATTTTTACAGTGCGTGCTGTGCGACTACATCCCAGAAGTCCACATCCTCGCGGAGAATGTAGCGGTAATCGGTGCCCTCGCCGGTGGTGGTGAGTACTGCGTCCGCAATGGCATCGATATCGTGCTGTGCGGCGTACTCTCCGAGCGGGGCGATGATCTCGCGGTCGATAGCTTCGTTGCGGGTGGTGTAGGCGGTCATTGTTTTGTTCCTTTCGGGTTGCTTTCTTGCTTACATCTCTAAGTTTAAGGCAACCGGGTTACATTGTAAAGCGGATTACTATGTAATGTACATCACATATTTACAAGTAGTAAAAACCCAACCCCGCGACCTATACTCGAAACCATGAACAAGACAGCCCTCACTCTCGCCCTCGCAGCACTCACCATCACCACCGCCGCCTGCTCTCCCACCGCCGAAGAAATCAACGGCATGACGGACGATGAAGCCATCGAAAAATGCCAAACCCGCATCACCGACAAGCTCACCTCCCCCTCCTCCGCCGTATTCCCAGACAAGACAGAACTCGAAATCCAGAAGACGGGAAGCAATGAGGAATACTGGCAAATCCGTGGGTATGTCGATTCGGATAATAAATTTGGCGCCTCGCTCCGCTCCGACTGGTACTGCCAAGTCACGCCTCGGGAAGATGGAACCTTCGTGGTCCATACCCAAGTGAAATAGCTACAGCCACAGCTACATCTACCCCAGTACCAGATGAGTACAGCCCACCCCTGCAATGCTATCTATGCAGGTGGTGGGCTATTTTTGGCGTGGTGACGACTGTGGGAATCAGGAAAGCATCTGCAGCTACGCGAATTTAGTGGCCATATAGACGCGGGCGCAGTACTGCGCGAAGGTCTGATTTCCAGCATTTAACGCTGGCACCCTTTCTAAAACCTCCGCCATGGCTTGGGCTGCCTGCTGCTCATCGCCGTGGATGGCTATGCCCTCTAGGCGCGCGGTGCTGGCAGCGGCGGCGGCAACTAAAGCGGAGTAATTGATGATGCGGAGCTTAAAGCGGGCGCAAAACTCTTGGGCCACTAGGTACAGCTGTTCGGCGCTCATGACTGGGTCTTCCGTGCCCTGCGGATTTCTGCTTCTAGGTCCGCGCGGCCGGGGAGGAGCTCTCGGGCGGTGGCTTGCACGTGGGCATCGGCAAGCGTGCGCGAGGCCGCCGCCACGATGGCACGCACCACCGCCTCGTGCTTGGAGGTGCCTTGCGCGGAGGCCAAGAGGGTAAGGGCGTGATCTTGTTCTGCGGTAAGCCGCAATGTCATTGCCATGCCCCAGTGATACCACAGTGATACCACCGGTGCGGCAAATAAGGCCGATAAAGCCCGGAGAAGGTAGAATTTGGCCTTATGAGTGACAATAACGACGATCTTTTTGATCGGATTTTTCCTATTGACATTAATGAGGAGATGGAGTCGAGCTATATCGACTACGCCATGTCCGTCATTGTGGGCCGCGCGCTGCCTGAGGTGCGCGATGGCCTAAAGCCGGTACACCGCCGCATTCTTTACGCCATGTTCGATTCGGGCTACCGCCCCGAGCGCGGCTACGTGAAATCCGCGCGCCCGGTCTCTGACACCATGGGTCAATTCCACCCACACGGTGACTCGGCCATCTATGACACCTTGGTGCGCTTGGCGCAGTCCTGGAATATGCGCTACCCGCTTGTCGATGGCCAGGGTAACTTCGGTTCCCGCGGTAACGACGGCCCCGCCGCAATGCGTTATACCGAGTGCAAGCTCACCCCGTTGGCCATGGAAATGGTCCGCGATATCCGCGAAAATACCGTGGACTTCTCGCCCAACTACGATGGCAAGACCAGCGAGCCGGACGTCCTGCCGTCCCGCGTGCCTAACCTTTTGATGAATGGTTCCGGCGGAATTGCCGTGGGCATGGCCACCAATATCCCGCCGCATAACCTCAATGAGTTGGCTTCGGCCATCTATTGGTTGCTGGAGAACCCAGACGCGGACGAGGATGCCGCGCTCGCGGCCTGCATGGAACGCGTGAAGGGCCCGGATTTCCCCACCGCCGGCCTCATCGTGGGCGATCAGGGCATCAAGGATGCATATACCACCGGCCGCGGCTCCATCCGCATGCGCGGTGTCACCTCCATCGAGGAATCCGGTTCCCGGCAGACCATCGTGATCACGGAGCTGCCGTTCCAGGTCAACCCCGATAACCTCATCTCCAATATCGCGGAGTCCGTAGCCAACGGCAAGATCGCCGGCATTTCCAAGATCGAAGATGAGTCCTCTGACCGAGTGGGCATGCGCATTGTTGTGACCCTGAAGCGCGATGCTGTTGCCCGCGTGGTGCTCAATAACCTGTACAAGCACTCCCAGCTGCAGACCTCTTTCGGCGCTAATATGCTTTCCATCGTCGATGGCGTGCCGCGTACCCTGCGCCTGGATCAGATGCTGAGCAATTATGTTGCGCACCAGATTGAGGTCATCGTTCGCCGCACCCAGTACCGCCTGGATGAGGCCGAAAAGCGCGCGCACATCTTGCGCGGCTTGGTCAAGGCGCTGGATATGTTGGATGAGGTCATCGCCCTGATCCGCCGTTCGCCCACCGTTGATGAGGCGCGCGAGGGCTTGAAGGAGCTTCTCGATGTCGACGATATCCAGGCCGATGCCATCCTGGCGATGCAGCTGCGCCGCCTGGCCGCCCTGGAGCGCCAAAAGATCGTCGATGAATTGGCAGAAATCGAAGAAGAGATCGCAGACCTCAAGCACATCCTCGCCCACGAGGAGCGCCAGCGCCAGATCGTCCACGATGAGCTGGAGGCGATCGTCGAAAAGTACGGCGACGAGCGCCGCACCGAGATCCTGCCTGCCTCCGGCGAGGTCACCGATGAAGACCTCATTGCCCGCGAAAACGTCGTGGTCACCATTACCGCCACCGGTTATGCCAAGCGCACCAAGGTCGATACCTATAAGTCACAAAAGCGTGGCGGCAAAGGCGTGCGCGGTGCGGAGCTCAAGCAAGATGACATTGTGAAAAACTTCTTCGTCTGCTCCACGCACGACTGGATCCTGTTCTTTACCAACTTTGGCCGCGTCTACCGCCTGAAGGCCTACGAGCTACCAGAGAGCGGCCGCGCTGCCCGCGGCCAGCACGTGGCCAACCTGCTGGAATTCCAGCCGGAGGAAAAGATCGCCCAGGTCATTCAGATCCAGTCCTACGAGGATGCGCCATACTTGGTCCTGGCCACCCAGCAGGGCCGCGTGAAGAAGTCGCGCCTGACCGATTACGAGTCCGCTCGTTCCGCAGGGCTTATCGCCATCAACCTCAACGAGGGCGATGCGCTCATCGGTGCCCAGCTCGTTTCTGAGGGCGATGACATCCTGCTGACCTCTGAGCAGGGCCAAGCCATCCGCTTTACTGCCGATGACGACCAGCTGCGCCCCATGGGCCGCGCTACCGCCGGCGTGAAGGGGATGCGCTTCCGCGGCGATGACCAGCTGCTGGCGATGTCCGTCGTCCACGACGGCGAGTTCCTACTCGTTGCTACCTCGGGTGGCTACGGCAAGCGCACCGCCATTGAGGAATACACCCCGCAGGGCCGCGGTGGCTTGGGTGTGATGACCTTCAAGTACACCCCGAAGCGCGGCAAGCTCATTGGCGCCATTTCGATTGATAAAGACGATGAAATCTTCGCCATTACCTCCGCCGGTGGGGTTATTCGCACCGAAGTAAACCAGATTCGTCCGTCCTCGCGCGCCACGATGGGTGTGCGCTTGGTTGACCTTGCCGATGATGTCGAATTGCTTGCCATCGACCGCAATGTTGAAGAAGATGGTGAGGAAGACGCGCAGGCTGTGGCCAAGGGCGAAAAGACCGTCGATGAGGTCCAGCAAGAGCACCACAAGGTAAGCGATGCCTCCAAGGACGAGGAGTAG